GGGGGCGGCGGGGGTTCGCGGTCACGGTCACGCTGAAACTCCCTCGCCGAAACCCTTGACGTATGGAGCCGCAAAGTGCTTACGGCGCTGCGGCCAGAGTACCGGTTGGCGATCACGGCGTACAGCGCCGTTCGTACGCGGGTACGAAGAAGCCCCCGCACCGGGCGGGGGCCTTCGGGGTGGTCAGCGGCCTTCGCGGCAGTCGCAGATCGGGGCGAAGCTGGAGTGTTGGGCCGGGGTCCGCTTCCGGCATTCCTGGCCGACGGGGTGCACGTGCTCGCAGGAGTAGCAGGGCTTGGGCTTCTTCGTGGTGGCCATCTTGACTCCTTGGTAGGCTGCATGCAGCCTACCAAGATGTCACACCGTGTGTCAAGTTCAGCGGCAAATCTTCGCATCACCCAGTAGCGGCGAGCCGGACGTGTTGCCACCCCGGCCGTTCGCCTGCCGGTGCGCATGCCACGTCCAGGTGCGCTCTGGCAGGTGCGCGATGCGGCCCCCGGCGTCCAGGACACGCAGCCAGGCACCCCACTCCTCACATTCGGCGGGCGGGGCGATCGACAGATCCCGCCGGAAACCGCCGACGTCGAGCAGTAGCGGCCGGCGCACCAATACGGTGACCGGGACGAAGTTGGACCGGCGCAGCGCGTCCGGATCGAACGCCTGTCCGAACCGCTCGGGCCAGGGGTCGTGATGCCCCACCACCCGGAACCACGGATACACCAGGTCGACGCCGGTCGCCCCGGCGTGCCGAATGAGGCGCTCCAGGTGATCGGGGTCAAGCTCGTCGTCGGAGTCGAGGAACGCCACCCAGTCCGAGGCGGCGCGGGCCAAACCGGCATTGCGGGTGGCCGCCGCGCCGGCGCGGGTGTCGTCGAGCTGCAGCACCGCGCGAGCCGGCACGGTCTGCGCCTCGACGCTGGCCACCGCGCGGGCCAGCATGCCGCTGTCGACGCGGGCCTGGTGATAGGGGATCACGACGTCGATCACGGCGTGATCAGTCCAGCGAAGGCCATCTCGACACCATGGCGCTTGATCCTCCCGTACAGGACGGAATGCGTAACGCCCAGTCTGCGAGCCCACTCCGCAATGGGGAGCGCCTCACCCCCATATTCGATCAACCTTGTCGTTCTTCTGTTGGCCCCCTGCTCGCGGGGGGTGGCCCATCGGCAATTGCCCGGTTCATAATTTCGGTCATTATCGATGCGATCAAGGCTGTGACGGCCGGAGGGACGCGGTCCCACGTCCTGATAGAACGCCTCGAAGCTACCTCGCCACCGCTGACAGACAGTGATTCCACGTCCGCCGTACCGCTCCCAGTGCGGACAGGTAGGGGTATGGCATCGATAGACCATCTGGCGCCAAGCGCGCGCCTCCGGCGTTTTTGACATGCCGTGCCTGATGTTGACCAGGGGCCACATTTGACGACGCCAACATCCGCAACTCACATGCCTACCGCTCAGCAGGTCTCGAACGCGAGCTACGGCCTGCCCGCCACAGTCACATATGCAAGTCCAACCATGCCCGGATCGAGGGATGGAGATTTGATCGATGCATGTCAACATGCCGAACCTCCGGCCCGGCGCAATGAGTGTGGAAGTAGGATTCACTGTCAGCTCCTCAGGCTGGCCGCACCCCGGGCCGTTCCAGCGGCGCCGGGGCTTTTCTGCATCCTACCCAGCTATCTGGGCGTAATGGTCCCATCCCTGAGGGCATGCTTTGGTGTCAATAGACGTAGAATGCCGCTAGCCACCGCATCGAGCACATCGTCATGCGGAACACGCGGCCAGGCAAGGGCCTGATCTTCAAATGCATTGATCACTCGCGATATGGTGACCCGGCGTCGCTGGAAGAAGTCGAGGGCGCGGGCGAACCGCACCTCCTTGCTCTCGTACGAGCCGTAGGTGACCAGCTTCACCGGCAGACCATCAAGAACGTCGATCCATAGGTCGCCTCCCTGATTGTTCTCCAGCACCACGGCCTTGACCTCCGGGTGCTCCTGCAGGATGCCCATGAGGAACTTCTTCAGCGGCTTCCCGGTCAGCCGCACCCCCCACGCCTCCTCGATGTGCACCCGCGGCAGCCGCGCCGTGCGCCCCGCCTCGATCTCGTGCTCCAGCAGAGCCTCACGCAGGTAATCCTTGCCGAACGTCGCCAGCTGCTCCCGCGTCACCCCGCCCTGACCGGGCACCCCCGGGGCGTAGCCGACCAGCGCGATACCACACTCGTCGGACCGGGTCTTCTGCGTCACCGGCGGATCGACGAAGATGAACCACTTGGTGATGTTCGGCGGGCGACCGTACCGGATGTCCTCCGACTGCCAGTAGTCGCCCTGCCGGCCTTTCGGGTCGTTGTCGTAGTTGAGCTTGAACGAGCGGGTATGCCGGATGCTGACCAGGTACGCCATGGTCCACTTGCGCGGCCACACGCTGCGTTCGGTGCCGTCGGGCCGGGCGACGATCGCCCGCGTGTGGTAGGTGCGGATCTTCTGCTCGTCAACCCAGGACTCGACCTCCTCGCCTTTCGCGTGCCGCACCAACTCATGGATGATCGAGCCCGGCATGGTGACCGTGCCGACGATCACCACCCGGGCCAGCTCGTTCAGCGGCAGGATCGCATTCTCCACAGTGGACAGACGCTTGTCCCGCTGGAACGGCGAATAGGTAGATTCAGGAGGTTCGATATCGTCGAAGATCAATAGGTCGGGCCGGTCGGCACCCATCTTCATACCGAGCGACGTCGAATCGATGCCCTTCGCCACGAACGTGAAGCCGCTGCGGGTGTGGAGCATATTTTGGTTATCTGCAACGGTTCTACCGGTGTGCCGGCGGGCCGGGTTGCAGAACTCCGGGAAGTCGGTGCGCAACAACACGTTCTCGGCCTGCTCGGCCTTGAACGTGGCCAGGTGCAGCTCTGCCTGGGCGCCGGAGTCGGCGAACGCCGCGGCGAATTTCACATGCTTGTTGGCCCCGGCCCACATGACCAGGATGAGAAAGAACCACGTCGATTTCCCGCAGGCCCGGGGCGCGACGAAGGCTTTGCGGTCCTCCCGCTGACCACGGGCGGGGCCGATCCACCGCCGGGCCGCGCGGACCCACAGGAAGTGGGCGTCGGCGAAGGAGATCTCGCCCTCGTCGTTGCGCAGGTGCCGGCGCATGTAGATCAACGCGAACAGCATCGGGTCGAGGCGACAGAGGGCGCGCCGGCCTTCGCTGGTCTTCATCAGCTCCGGGTTGAACCGGGCCAGGTAGCTGTCGAGGGAGAAGTTCGCCGACGTGGTGCCGGGATCGTAGGGGTCGTCGGACCAGGCCAGTTCGCCGTGTTCGTCGAGGAACCGCTTCCAGGCGATCGCGGCCTGTCGTGCCTCCGGTGCGGTGGTGGTCACGGCACCGGTGGGGCGGGCGGCCTGCCGTAGCGCCAGTCGTCCCACAGCAGCGGGGCTGCGCCGGTCTCGCGGGCGACCTCGTCGATGGCAATGCCGACGTACTGGGTGCGGGGGTTGGCGGCGCACTGCTGGCCGGGCATGAGCAGGTGGGCGCGCTGGCGCACCCGCACGCTGTACGGATCGTCCGCCATGAAGCTCTCGTGCTTGAACACCTCGGCGGCCGGGCCGTCGTGGACGCACAGCACGCAGCCGGACCGGTGGGCCAGGTCGGCGGCCTCGGCGAGCTGCTGGATCTGCCGGAAGACGGCGTCGCGCACAGCCCCATCGACGACCGCCCGCCGGGCGGCGAGGTCGCCGGCGTCGTCGATCTCGTCGCGACCGATCGGCGTCTTCACCTCGAACGTGAGCGACGGGGTCGGCCCGCGGTCCAGCCGGTACGGCGTGTTGCTGATCGTCTCGAAGGCGCGCAGCAGCTCGGCGAACACCTCGTCGGGGTCGCCGCCGGTAGCCGGCGGCTGGTCGGGGTTCACAGGTCCGGGTCCTCGCTGGCGGCGGCGATGATCGCGGCCTCGTCGGCGGCGGCCTTCGCCTGGGCTTCACGCACCATCGCCTGCAACTCCATCTCCGCGTCACTGAGGGCGTGGATCTCCACCTCGACCCTGACGGGTCGGATGGCGCCTTCGAGGCGCGCCTTCGAGTTGGTGATCGACTCGACCCGGTTGAGGGCCTCCCCCATGATTTTCGGGGCGCCCCCGGCGTCGGCCTTGCGGAACATGTCCCACGCCTTGCGGCGGGCGACGTCGAGGTGCTGGGAGGCTTCGGCGCGAGCCTCGGCGGCCTCGACCCGGGTGCGGTTCCTGCGATCCTCGCCCGCCCAGTTAGAAACGGTCTGGATCGATACGCCCCACTTTTCGGAGACCTCGCGGAGCGTCATGCCGGACACCCGGTCGGCGACGACCTGGCCGACGATGTCGGGGTCGGCGAAAGCGTTCTGCCCGTGGCCGTTGGTGTTGCGCCACTGGCGCTGCTTGTTCCGGCGCTTGGCCGGGTCGGGCAGCATGATCTCGCCCTCCAGCACCTCGCCGGTGCCGTGGGCCGCCCCGTCCTGCCCGTCGGGGTCCTCGTCCTGCTCGTCGTACGGTTCGCCCATCGCGGGTGCCTCCTGGTGCCATGCCGTCGCGGCGTGCGGGCCGGCGTCACGCCGGGTGCCCGTGGCCCCAGGATAGCGGCTTTCGAACGGATGATCGAGGCTACAGCGGGTCGTCGGGGTCGACCTTGCGGGCGGCGACCGCCCCGGCGATCCCGGACAGGTGCCCGGCCAGGTTGGCGTACACGGAGCAGAGCACCAGGAACGGCACGCTGTCACGCCACCACAGCAGCCCGGGCGGCAGCAGCAGCGCCCACAGCACGGTGAGGGCGACGTTGAGGCGGAACTGGAAGCCGGGTGCGGTGAAGGCGGCGAACGCGCGCCGCGTCGCCGCCCTCATCGTGGTCAGCCTCTACTTCCTGCCGGCCGGCGGCGCCTTGTCGGCGGCGGCCCGGTTGCTGGCCGCGGTGCTGCTCTCCCCGGCCTGGCGGGCCGCTTCGGCGGCGTCGCGTTCGCCCTGGACGAGCCGGTTGGTCCGGGCCTGCTGCTTGGCGGCGGCCTGGTACGGGTTGTCACCCTCCTGCGGCTCCGGGTCGCCGGCGAGTTTCTTGCCCTGGGAGTGGGCGACGAAGCGCAGGAAGTCGATCAGGGGGAACTTCCAGGGCCGGTCGGCCTGGTTGGCGTCGCGGACGATGACCTGCCCGGCGTCCACGTCGGTGACGATGTAGTCGCGGGGGCCGTCGCCGTAGGCGAGGATCGGCACGACGGGTTCGCCCATGTCGGCGTAGCCGTCGCCGTCGGGGTCGGGGAGCGGCACGTGGGCGATGACGTGGCGCTGCCAGGTTTCGAAGTTGGGGCCGAATGCGGCTTCGATGGTGGCGGCCGGGGTGCCGGTGCCCAGTGCGCGGGCCGCCTCTTCCTTGCGGATCTCGTCGGCCATCACGGCCACCTTTCAAGATCGTTCCACGGATGGGAAACCGCCCTCCGGATGCCCGGAGGGCGGCTCGGTGAAACGTCGGCCCGGCCGGCGCGCTCAGCCCTGGTCGACCGCGGTCTCCCACGGCCAAGAGGTATCCTCTCCCCGCTCCAGGTACGGCACCATCTGCAGCGTGCGATCGGTGTAGCCGCCAAGCTGGTGCCGGTTGGGTGCGACCGTGGACAGGGCGGCGGCCCGGTAGCCCTGCAGGTCGTAGGCGTACAGCGGCACGTGCGCCGGGATGAGCTTCACCGGATCGGTTGCGTAGTAGCTGCGGTGCCCGCCGACGGTCTGCATGTCGGACAGCAGGAACACCCGGTCGTGCCCGGCGTACGCCTTGAACGCGGCCGGAATGTCGGTGCCGTGGCCGCCCTGGCCGGTGGTGGCGAGGAACCCTTCGACCTCGCGCAGCGTCGAGGCGCCCCGGGTCAGCTTGTAGCTGTAGGGGAAGTTGGCCCAGCCGTACACGTCGGCGCCCTGGCTCTTCGCGAGGGCGATGCCGAGCACCGCGGCGGCGGCGGCCGCGGTGACCTTCGACTTCTCGGAGATGGTGCAGCCCGTCATCGACCCGGAGGTGTCGATGAGGACGAGGGTGCGGCCGGGCAGCTTCGGCAGGTTGACCAGGGCCACGTCGAGCGCCTTGCCCAAGGGGTGCCTCCACCGGTCGGACGGCACCTCGACGTAGGCGCTGTAGAAGCGGAAGGGCAGCTGCCGGGACCTGGCGACCTGGGCGGGGTCGGTGAGGCGCTGCGCGACCTGGTCGGCGACCTCGTCGGAGACGCCGGCCTCGTCGAAGTTGCGCAGGTTGCGCAGCAGCGCCATGTACCCCATGGACGGGATCATGGCCTCCCACAGCTTCCGCTTGTCGATCTTGTTCCCGGCGAGGCTGAGGGCGTCCTCCCAGGTCATGCCGGCGGCCTTGAGCAGGTCGGGGTCGGTGAACAGGGCGACGTTGCCGTGGGCGATCGACTGCCGGAAGTGGTAGTTGGCGGCGACCATGGGCAGCGATTCGCCCTGGGCCGGGTGGCCGTCCCATTCGCGGCCGTGCCGGCGGTCGAGGGCGTGAACGAACAGCGCCCCCTGCGCGGGGGTGGCCGGCTTCGGGTGGGTGAGGTCGAGGACGTCGGCGAACCGCCAGCCGTGCGAGGCCGTGTCGTACTTGAGCAAGCTGTACTCGGAATAGAGCTTGCGCACGGCGTCGGCGACACCGCGCTTCACCGGCTGGGGGATCTTCCGGCCGTAGTGGGCCGTCCAGTAGGCGAGCATCTCGCCGGGCTCGTCGGCGCGCTGGAGGGCGGCACCGATAATCTGCCGAGTGGTGGGGCGGGCGGGCATGGTCAGGGTGTTCGAAGCATCCACGGCCCGCCCCGATGCCATCGTACAGGCTCTGGCGGCCTCGGCGGCCATGACGAGCGCCGCGGAGCGCATGTTGGCCTCGCCGCGCAGCCAGCCGATCATCCCAAACATCCAGGCCGGGTCGGAGACGGCGACCTTGTGCACGAGCGCCTTGAAGCGGCTGTCGCGGTCGGCGCCCGCCTCGTAGAAGGTGTTTTCGCCGACCACGTTGGACACGGCGAGGAGGAACAGCTCCGTCTTGGCCTTCTTCGCGAAGCCGGGGCCGCCCTCGTGCGTGACCAGCGTTGGCTCGCCCTTCTTCGTCTTCATCGGGCCGCGGCCGGCGGCTGCGCGGGTGTCCTTGACGTTGAACTTGCCCATGGGGGCCCTCCTGTGGTGGGGAACGAAAAACCCCCGCCGGGTGGCGGGGGTTCGCGTTGTGTGATGCCCGAGGTCAAGTCGCACTTCCGCACGTAGCTGCTCTGCCATTTGAGCTACACCCCGTCTTAGGGAGCGGCGGGATTCGAACCCGCATCCTGCCGCTTAACAGGCGAAGTAAGGAAGCACTGCGCACCGGGCATCAAAGCGTGAACCCTCCCGAGATCAAATCGCGTCACGGCGGCGTTTCTTTTACCAATGCTCTGCCGTTGAGCTACCTCCCGCACGAGGCGGGAGGGCGGGGATCGAACCCGCAACCCTCGGAAGTAGCCGATGACGCTTCGCACCGGGAAGGTGCATGTTCAGTTGTCAATTTGCGCGGTGATGTGGACTCTGACCCCCGCATCACCCATCACTGCAAGTGGCGTTTGTGCCGCCAGAGATCAAATTGCCGGTTGGGGTGTTTTTCACCGAAAGAAGTAACCCCGTTTGGCGTCGCACCTGGCGGTGTGAAGCTGTGTCGTATCGGAGCCTGCCACTTGACAGGCGGTGTGTCAACTCGGTTTCGGGCCGGGCACGTAGGGCACGCCCTGGGCGCTCATCGCGCCGCGGTCGGCCGGCGCCGGCCCGGGGGTCGGCTGGTGCCGGCACACGTCGTGGAGCACGACGGCGGGCAGGATGAGCAGGGCGGTGACGAGGAAGCCGATCAGGCCGATCGCTTCCATGATCTGGTCGGGTCGCATGATCCCTCCTCGTGACTTGGGGCGGGGCTCGCGTCCGTCGTGCTGGATGGTGCCGACGACGACCGCGGGCCCCTACGTCAGCTCGCTACGCACTGGGGAATCCAACCCCTTCACTCGCTGACTGGCGGGCGATGCATCGCCCGTTGTGGACCTGAGGGGAGTCGAACCCCTGACCTCCGCCATGCCGAGGCGGCGCGCTACCAGCTGCGCTACAGGCCCTTGCCGGCCATCCCCTGCACCCTCGTGGGGTGCCTCCCGCGGCGGCACGCGGTTCGATCTGGGGGACAGCCTTACCGTCGTGACCCTGGCCAGGGTGTCTGGCGGTGCCGCCGCCGGTGCGAAGTGTCTTCGGCCGGTCCCGTCTGCCTACGCCCCCGCGAGGGGGCCTATTGGCCGGCTCCGTCCGTACCGATCGCATCATCGCAGTCCGGCGTTGCCGGCAGAGTATGCCGGCGTGCACACCGTCCGGTGCGCGTCTCGTCGGCGCGCGTACGTCGCACCTCCTTGCACCTGTGGCGTGTCTGGTGGGTACGGCCGGTGCCCCGCCGCTCCATCCGTGCCCCGCCGGGAGTTGAACCCGGTTCTCCGCTTTGTAGGCGGCGACAGTGCCATCTGCCTTCGGGGCGTTCCGGGTCCTCGCTGGTCACGGCGCAGGTAGCCCGGTTCGGCCGACCGTTTCCCGGGCATGCCGTCCCGGGCCTTGATCGGCTGCGCTCGGTGGGCGGGAGTCGAACCCGCGACGCCCGGGTGCCCCCGGACGGGGCCATGCGGCCCCTGCACGTGCCGTCAGTGCGTACCAACCGATCGATGTCTTGCCGCCCGACCCCGGGATTCGAACCCGGATCTCCCCACCCTCGGGGTGATCTGCCAGTTGATCTAAGTCGGTACCCGCTGCCAGGCGGGCAATCATCACGGTCTTCAGGGCGCTCGGGGGTCGGCTGGCACCGGCCCTTTCGCATCCTGCATCCCGCTCGAAACCGTGCCCCCGTCCGGAATCGAACCGGACTCCTCATCGACGAATCGCTGCTCTATCCGCTGAGCTACGGGGGCGTAAGACGGCGCCGGAGATCAGTCTGCTTGTCGCGGCGCCGCCCGATCGTGGGTTGAGGGAAGGCTACTCGGCGCGATGCCGGCCGGGGGCCTGGCTGCCGGTGCGCAGGTCGTTGACCGCGGCCCGGTGCCCGCCCATGAGCGCGGCGTGCTTGGCGCCGTCCGGTTTGGAGCTGTCGCGCACGTTGCCGTTGCCACCCTGCGCCGAACCCCGACCATTGCCGCCGCTGCCGCCGTCGCTCTTCGATCCGAACACGTCGATCCTCCTGTTGTGGTGGGCGGTGCCCGGCCAGCACCGCCTTGCGCGGCCGGGCCTGTGCGTAGCGGGAGCCAGATTCGAACTGGCGCATGCATGGCTTATGAGGCCACCGACCTACCAGGCTGGTCTATCCCGCTGCACGCCCGCCGCGTGCCGCCGTTCGACGGCACCGCGGGCACTCAGTTTAGGGCCGTTGAGCAGTCAGGCCATGCGTGCCATCCGTCCGGATTCGAACCGTACTGGCGCGGGCCCCGGGGCTCGCGTCGCTCACCAGTGCGCGGAGGCATCGATCAATGTAGTTGTCAACGTACGATCGCATCCGGCCGTCCGCCGGGCGGGTGGGCGTTCCGGGTCGACCGGTTTGAACCCCGCCCGCCCGGCGGTTTCCACCAGGCGAGGCTTGCGCCTTGCGGTGCACGGCGGGGCGGGACCCGGAAAAATCGGCCTTCGCCACTCATTGCCCGGGGTTTGCGCCCCGCCGTACGCATCGGATGCCCGAATCGAACGGACCTTCACCCGCTTCGCCCCGACTGACGTCAGGAGGGATGAGCATCACCAGAGTTGCCAATCCGACCGACCGGGCTGCAGTCCCGACCGTTGCCTTGCTGTCCGGCAGAACCCTGCGCCACTGGCGCCGCACCTCTGGCCCCGAAGGGCACGGGATGCGGTAGCACGGGGTGTAGCGGTTCCGACCGGCCTTGCCTTACGAGAGAAACACTACGCGCCTGTCACGTCGCGTGTCAAGTCCGAGTTTCCGACGGTGCGGAACCCCAGGTCAACGACCTCGTACAGCACCTTGCGCACCCGCTCCGACCCCGTCTTCCCCGGGCTGAGGCGCCACAGCTTCGCCACCGGCTCCCGGGCCTCCAGGCTGACCACGAGGTGCAACAGCGCCTCGTCGGCCGCGTAGGTGATGTCGAGATCACTCGGCGCCGCGTTCGAACGCACGTGCGAGTGGCACATGATCCACGGGCACCGGCCCTGTTCTTCGAGCGCCAGCCACGTGGCCAGCAGCTCGACGTCGTCGGCCTCGTAGCGCAGGGCGGGGAAGTCGCTGACGTTGCGCAGCGGCGCCCAGTGGTCGCAGGCCCGGCCGGTGCCGCCGCAGTCCGGGCAGTGCCGCTGGCCGCACGTGGTCAGCGGCCCGGCGAGCACGCCGACGCCTTCTTTCGGCGCCGACGCCACCATGTGTTCGATCATCTGTTCGAACGCCTGCCGGTCGATGATCATCCGTTGCGCTCCCGTCGCTCGGCCTCCAGCGCGTCACCGGCGTCAAGGCGCTGCCGGGCGGCGTCGATCTGCTCCTGCAGGTCGGACATCGCGTCCCTGAGCGCTGCCACATGCTGCAGAAGGTCCCGGAGGGGCGGCACGAGGGACCTGACCGCTTCGGCGAGCTTCTCGGCACCGGAGCCCGGCTCCGCAGTGGTCCACACCTGACTGGCCTTGCGGTCGGCGTCGTCGAGGGCGTACTCGGCGCTCACTCGTCGGGGCTTTCGACGAGCACCCGCCGGGGCAGGCCCAGCGTGTGGCCGCCGTCGGTGACGCACAGGGCGTGGTCGGGGGTGGCGGACACGATCCGGCCGGTGGCCTGCAGCACGACGTCGGCGCCGGCGTTGACGCCTTCCCGGTCGTCGGCCGCGGTGGACGCCTCCCACCAGCCGAACTTGGACACGAACTGTTGCAGCTCGGGCACCCACACGGCGTTGCCGAGGTCGTGGCCGACGAGCCGCACCGTGAACCGCAGCCGGGCCGGCTGCGGCGTGTACGCCTGCGCGGCCTCCTGGACGATGTTGCGGGCCTCGTCGAGGTCGACGGGGATACGCGGGTGGAGGTGCAGTTCGGCGGCCTGCAGGGCCATGGCGGCCTCGGCGATGCCGCGCAGGACGAACGCCGACCCGACTTGGTACAGGGCCCGGTCCTCCATCTCCTCGACGCTGAGGTCACGCTCGCCGGTCGGCGGGGCAAGCATGGCGTCGGCCTGGCGGACGCGGAGGAGGGCGTTGGCGAGGATGCCGGCCGGGTCGGCGAGCTGGTCGAGGATGCCGTTGAACATCTCCTGTTCGGCGATCCCCGTGGTGGCGTTGTCGGGGTCGACGTAGCCGCCTGCGGTCGGGGTTTCCAGCATGTCGAGTTCCTCCTGGTCGGTGGTCGTGGGGTAGGTGCTGCGCCCGCGGTACTCGGCGAGAAGCCGCTGCAGCCGGTTCGTCTCGCCCTGCATGTAGGTGCGGGCGGTGGCGAGTGCGGCAATGGCGGCATCGACGGGGTTGCCGTCGGTCTGGATGATGGTTTCGGCCATGCCGTGGTTGGCCATCCAGGCGGAGAGGCGTTCGATCTCGGTGCCGTCGCGGCGCATCGCCCGGTAGGTGGCGTTGGTGACGAGGGTGGCGTTGCCGACGGCCTGCAGGGCGCCGATGACGTCGGCGATGACCTGACGCCCGGCGAGACCGCCGAACAGGTCGCCGTCGTTCCAGGTGGCGTAGGTGCGGCCCAGCCAGTCGTGGAGCTTGGCGGTGTCGATGAGCTGCTCGCCCGGGTCGTCATATTCGGGCAGGGTTTCGCCGGTGGGGAGCCGGCTCCCGGTCTGCGGGGTGGTCATGCGATCGGCCCGTTGATGTTGAAGCCGGGCATCGCCTGCTCGCGGAGCTTCGGCCGCTCGGCCGTGTCGGCCGGACCCACGTAGCTGAACGCGCTGACGTGCACCCACAGGAACCAGGTGCCCTCTTCGGAGCGGGTGGCGGACTGCTGGGCGACGTGGGCGTTGACCGCGTTCGCACACACCCGCTCGGGGATGAACGGGTCCGGGATCTGCTCGGCCGGGAAGTTGAAGCCCATCTTGACGGTCAACTGGTCGCCGGTGTCCAGCAACACCACCAACAGATATTCACGTCCAGGAATGTACATCTCGCCGGGTGGTCGGCGGCCGTTGCCGAGGATCGGGATGTCGGGCATACGGTGCTGCTCCTTCGTGGTGGATGGGCCGAGCGTGGCTTGTCGAAGCGTGCCGGGCCGCGCGGGGTGGAACCGGGGGCGGGGTGGGGCGAACGGGGGATGGGTCGTCGCGGGGGACGGGGGATGGGTCGTCGCGGGGGTACGTCGGGGAATGTCGGCGGGTGGGGTCCATGACGGGTCCAGGGGGGTCGTAACGGGGCGTCATGATCGGACAGGTTCGGGTGGAGGCGCACGGATCGTCGTTGCATCGAGGCTTGTCGACATGACGGGTAACGGCCTGGGAGCGTGGAGCAGCGTCGTGCGGGTCGACGGGTGGGCGTTGCGGAGTCTGGCAGAAACACGCTGATGTGTGCAACCCCAGGTAGGCCGTTCTGTTGCGGTTCGCGGGTTTTGTGATACGACTTTCCGCCAGGAGGGGCAGTGGGGTTTGACGATGGCCCGCGCCGTGGTGCACAGTCGCTGCGACTAACCGCACCTGATCTCACCTAGCCGGCACCCCGGCACATCCCCCATCACGGAGAGTAGGCACACATGGCAGCACCAGCCCAGACCGCGGTCAAGCCGGTCAGTCCGGCGCCGGTCGCCGCGCCGGCACCGGCGCCGACGCGTTCCGTCTTCGACGGCGCCCGCAACAAGATCTTCTGCCATCGGTTCGACGTCGAGCTGACCGTTGAGCAGCTCGTCGGCGGTACCCCCACGGACCGCAACGTCGCCGCCGGGTGGATCCGCACGAAGATGGGCCTCACCTCCGAGGACGCCATCTCGGCGCAGGTCGAGGAGGTCATGAAGGCCCGCGGAGTGACCGCCGACCAGGCGGTGGAGCAGGTGGCCCGCAACCGGAACCTGTCCGGGTTCAAGCGGGACTTCACGACGCCGATCGCCCGGAACACGCAGCGCCTGGCGTCGACCCGCGGGGTGAAGGTGCTGCAGGCCGACGGCGAAACCTACGCGCACCGGGTGTTCGCGCCGGAGGAGGCGGAGGTCACGTTCGGCGAGCTGTACATCGAGGGTCGCCAGATCAAGGCGATGTTGAAGGAGAACGCCATGATCGCGGTGGCGTCCGGCGGTATCGAGGGCAAGGGCTGGGGGGCGACGCGGAAGGGGATGCTCAACTTCCTGGTGGAGCACCTGTTCGTCGAGGAGAACGTGATCCTGCTCGGGGTCACTGACCCGGATTTCGTCAACCAGTCGTTCGTCCACACGTTCCGCGGTTCGGGGATCAAGCTGGAGGAGGTGGCCCGGGATGTGGTGTTGTCGTTCACGCTGGTCGCGGACTTCGACTTCACGGAGAAGGACAAGGACTTCTTCGAGCAGGTGATGGTGCGGGCCGAGTACAACGGTCTGGGCGCGAGCCGTTCGCAGGGGTTCGGGAAGTTCAAGACGACGCGGTTCGAGCAGCTGCCGGCGTAGGCTGGCGGCGAACAGGCTCCCTGCGACCGACAGCACCGCCCCCGAGCTTCGGCCCGGGGGCGGTGCTGTTGTCTGCAACTATTCGGCGATGGTGTGCAGCGACAGGCCGGCGGTGCCCTGGAAGACCTCGGTGCGCTTCCCGCCGCGGGTCCGGGCGGTCGGCCGGGCGGCGATGTAGCCCTTCGTCGATCCGGGCTTGCTGGCCTGCACGTGGATGTTGATCTCGGCCCGGTGACCCTCGGGGTATCCGAGGGTGTATTGCCACTGCTTGCCGGCGGCCACCTGCATGCCGGTCTTGCCGGTCGCGTCGAACGGGGAGTCGGTGAGGTTGGTCGAGCTGCCGGTGTTGAGGTCGATGGCCGTGGCCGAGACCCGGTAGGGGCCGTACTCCGGCTCCAGCCAGGCGGACAGCGCGATGACGTAGAGGCCGGGCAGATCGCCCTTCACGGTGTACTCGGCGGGCGGCTCGTCGGCGCCGCGGGTCTTGGCCGGCGCAGGAAACGGGTCGTCCTTCGAGCTGCTCGCACCTTCGCACTTGGCGCCGGTCAAAGTGGTCAGGCCCAGCAGGCTTGCGATGATCAGTGTGCGGCGGTTCATGATCCTCCTCGTGGTGTTTGTCACGTCGTGTGACACATAGACCCTACCACATGGTTCGCGGATCACAGGTAGTCGATGCCGCAGGTCTGACACACCATGCCGACCGTCTCGCGAGTCGGCCCCGAGCATGTCGGGCACGGCCGCGCGGCCTGCAGTTCCTCGATGCGCTTCTGCTTCAGCCGGTTGGTCTCCAGCAGGCGCGCGACCTCGGCGCGGGTCTCGTCGCGCTCGTCGCGGATCTTGATCGTTAGGGCATCACGCTCATTCATCCGATCCTGCATGCTGGCCAGCGTCGGCAGTACGCCACTGGGCCGATCCACGATCAGCTCGGCCATGACCTGCGCGATGAGGTCGGGCTGCTGCGGCGTGCCGTGGAACGCGTCGGGGCACAGGCCGGTGATCTCGCCGCCGCCGCCGACCGCCGGATGCATGCTCGGCTGCGGGCTGTCGCAGGTCGGGCAGCGCAGTGGGTCGCACTCCGGCGTGGGGTCGCCGCCGACGAGCAGCGGGCGCCACGGGGCATTACCGCCGTCCGCCGGGCACACTCCGGGCTCATCCGGCGCCCACTCGGCGTGCACCACGTACCCGCACCGGTCGTGCTGCCACAGCGGCAGGTCCGACTCGTCGCGCGCCTGTACGGGCTGCTGTGCCACGAGGGCAGCGATCCCACGCGAGACGTTGGCAAACAGCATTTCGGCTTCGCGGCTGCGGGGTTCCCGGGTGCTGCCCCCGTCTTCGCGCTCCCGCAGGCCGTACTCCTGCACGAGTTTGATCAGGTTGTCGATATAACTCACTGTCAATCCCCTTCCGTGGTGGACGATCAGGCAGCAGACGGGTAGCGGTCACGCCACACGCCGCTACCGTCCTGGTACATCAACGGTTCCCCCGTGTCGCAGTCCACAATGGACCACGGGCTACGGCACGGCACCGTCCACTTGCGACGGTGCACAGACGCGGTAGCCACGTTTGCAAAGTCTCCATGGCAGTCCGTGCAGTGCGTCACCACACTGCGCTTGTCCTTCGCATAGGACAGTTCGCAGCCGCAGGTCAACTCCTCCGGCGCCCAGCGGGCCACGAACGGCTTGCGCTCCCGCGACGGGTCCGGCCCCCACGGCTCCCCGTCGTCGTCGGGCAGCCAGTCGGCGGCCTCGTGCGGGGCGTGCCAGCCGGCGGGCTCGTCGGGGATCTCGAACGGCGGCGCCTCCGGGTCGGGCAGCACGGTGACGGCGGTGGCGTAGAGCACGTTGGCGCTGTGGTGGGCGCAGCAGTCGCCGGGGCGGCCGGCGCGGGTGCCGTTCCAGCAGGGGCAGCGGGAGCGGGCCTGCCCGGTGCCTTTCTTGATCCACCAGCATTTGCCGTCGGACCAGGCGGGCGCGTCGGCGCGGGTTTCGACGCACCGGCACGGGTGCGGCAGGCAGCCGGGGGTGCCGGCGGCCAGCCATATGCCGCAGGTGCCGGTGCAGTCGTCGGCGTGGGCCAGCTCGACCACGGGCGCGGTCACCGCAGACACTCCCCGCAGACGCAGTCCGGCCCGTGCGGATCTGGAGATTCGATGCCCGACGGCGCGGCCGGGCGCCGCTGGACGACATGTTCCCTGGCCAGCCTGGCCGCCTTGCGTTCGTATGCGACACCCTTGTTGTGCCGGTCGATGCCGAGGTCGTGCGCGCGCAGCTTGTGGCGCCGGTAGCGGTTCACGAACCGACCTCCTCGTCCGCCTCGGTGCCGATCTCGGCGGCGACCTCCTTCACATGCTCCTCGTGGTGCTCACAGGTGATGCTCGTGCCGCCGTGCTCGTCCACGACCAGGTAGAAGTTTCGGCGACCACAATGCCAGCACACGAGATCGAAGCCCGTCACGACAGCCGCCCCCGGACCCGTACGCCCGGCCCGAACACGCCGACCATGACGACGATCCGCGCCCTCATGACCTCGTAGTCGTCCACATCGACACAGGCCGTACAGCAGCGCCAGAAGCGCCGCCGCAGCCACTTGGTGCGGCCTTGCGTGACATACGGCAGACGCCGATCCGGCTCGACCTCGGCAAGCCGACGACACAGGCGTTCGGCGTCGGCGTCACCGTAGGCGATCAACTCCAGCAGGATCATGACGGCCGCCGCTGCGCCGGCACGGACAGCGGGTTGGCCGCGGTGCGCCGTGCGTAAGGCCCGAAGCCGCACAACGCGGCGACCGCGCACCCCAGGCCGTACAGCACGGCCCAGACGAACAGAATGAGGACGTACAGCGCGGCGAGCAGCGCGAACACCAGCACGCCGACCGGGTTCCATCTCATCCCCACATTGTCACACGGCGTGTCATGCCGCGCAATGGCGGGGCGCCGGTCAGACGCCGGGCGTGAACGTGATCATGACGGGCTCGCCGGGCTCGAAACGGTCGGCGACCGCGGCGAGCACGTTGACCTCCACCGCGGCGGCCGGGGTGCCCTTCGCCCAGGCGGCGTTAGCGCCCTCGGTGTAGTCGGGCTGGAACGTAACCGCCCACTGGTCGGGGTCCTGCGTCTGCAGTTTCGCCGCGACGTGCGCCTGGACGGTGAATGCGGGCTTCGCGGTGGCCATCATGGCCCCTCTCGGTAGGTGCGGACATCGTAGCGGGCCCTGCGCAGCTCCATGGCGTGCTCGCCGCACAGCTGCTCGATCCGGTCGAGACCGGGCCGGAACGGCAGCGGCTCAAAACTGAACCGCCACTCCTCGCGGATGGGGACGATCAGCTTGAAGACGGCCTTCTCGGCGCAGCCGGGCCGCGGACAGGTCGGCAGCAGCTCGTAGTCGAGGGCGGCGCGCAGGTCCTTGGCGATGACCGCCCGCACGCCGTTCCTGACCGGCTCGTCCTCCGCAAGCTCCCAACCGTCGGTCTGCTGCACAGCCCGCAACCAGTCCGGGGAGCGGCTGACGTCGGCCATGACGTAGGTGACGGTGAGACGCCACAGCCATACGGGGGGCGGGACCATGTCTTCGTCGATGCCGGTGCCGACCCAGAACCAGGCGTGGATCTTCTTCCATTCGCTGTGGCCGGGCGCGATGCGCCGGGGCCACGCCTCGGTGTCGACGTGCCCGTTCCACAGTGCGCCGTCGGCGAGGAACACCCGTTCCCCGGTCGGTGCCACGTGCAGGCGGTATTTGGTGTGCGGCATGCGGGTGTCGAGCGTCGCGGCAGTGTCCTCCGTGGCGTAGACGGCCGGTCCGGCAACGTGCGCCACAGCGAAGTCGCTGAGACTGCTGGTGACCTGTTCACGCCGGCCGTCCCACGGGCCGCCGACGAACAGGCGCTCAACCACGGCGGCCGCCGTCGAGCAGGTCGGCGGCCCAATCGACAGCGCGCTGCCAGTGCCCGGCGTCGTCCCGGATCTCCGGGTCTTTGCTGGGCCTGGCGCGCAGCCAGTCGGCAACCGCGGCCGCCACTTCATGCGCGTCATGGTCGGCGGTGACCCCCTTCCAGCGCCCCTCACCGCACACGCAGCGCAACGAACCGGCCAGCGAGCGGTTGCGGGCCAACACCGCCTTGACCGCCTCGGCGACAGTACCGGTGGTGGTCCGAGCGACCTGCTGGGCGCGGTGCTCGACCCGCAGTTCCTCGGCGGCGCGTGAGATGTCGGCCATCTCGGACCGCTCCTCGGCAAGGCCGTGGGCCCGTTCGAGAGCCGCCTGAATGGTGCTGTAGCTCTCCTCGGAGATCATGCAGCGGTCCTTCCGGTGGTGGATGTGAAGCCGCCCGCCAGGATAACCCCGACGGGCGGACATGTCACGCTGTGTGTCAGATGCTATGCGGCGAAGTCGGTGCGACGGCGCCGCGAGAAGTAGATGCCGGCCGCACCGGCCACGACGAGCAGCAGGCCCACACCGGCGATGATGCCCACGCCGGGGCCGGTGACCGGCAGTGAGGCCCCGACCATCGCGGGCGGTGTCGTCGTCGGCGCGGTCACGATCGGCGTCGCCGAGGCCGACGGGCCGGGCGTGACCGCATTCGACGGGGTCGCCGACGTCGAGGCGGACGGGGTGGCCGACGTGCTGCCGCTCGGGCTCTTCGGCGCGTACACCGTCCCCCACTTGTGGACCTTGCACGTGGTCTTCGTGGCCAGCTTCAACGTGTTCACGGTGTTGTCGGCGATGCCGCCCGCACCCTGGTTGAGGCCGTAGTAGGTGGCCGTCGTGTCGGCCGGCAGCAGGGCGACGATCTCGGCCCACGTCTTCGCGGTGTGCGCGGTGTAGCCCAACGCCGGGAACGACTTCGTGATGTACCAGACGCTCGCGCCGCCGTGCAGGACGTCACCGACACCGGCCAGCCCGGCCGGCTGGTAGGTCGACTCCCAGGCGAGGGTTCCGCCCCACGCACCGTTGACCTTGAGGCCGAACTGGTAGGACGGCAGCCAGCCGGACGTGTTGCTGTTGGCGAAGCCGGCGGCGGTGATGTCGGTGAGCTTCACCTCGGGGCTGAGCGGCAGGTAGCCGTAGACCTTGGCCGCGGCGTCGGGGGTGACGATGCGCACCCCGTTGGTCAGCAGGGTGTGGGTGCCGTTGGTCTGGGTGGTTCCGTCGGCGGCGAGGTGCACGAACGGGCTGACCGTGTCGTGGGTGGCGATCGGGCACGGCGGCGTCCAGGTGGCGCCGGCCGGGGCCGCGGTGGCGGCCAACCCGGTCGCGGCGAGAACCGCGACGACGGCGAGGATGCGGCGGATCATGGGGGCCTCTCGGTAGTGGGTGTGCAAAACGCCCGTCAGCCTAGCGGCCAACGGGCGCTTTGTCACGCGACGTGTCAGGCGACGGGGATGCCGAGTTTGCGGGCGGTCCGCCACAGCTCGTCGCCGAGCTGGTCGGTGGGGTCGGGGTTGAGCCACCGTTCCCGATTGAGCACCGTCTCGGCGACGATGCGCAGGGCGTCGGATTGGCTGACGCGACGGCCGAGCGTCGCGGACACGTGCACGGTGAGCAGGCGAACCGCGTTGGCGGTTTCGCGGCTGGCGCTCAGGTTGGTGTAGCCGGGGGCGACCATGGCTGGCTCCTTCGTCGTGGTGGAGCCTTCAGTTTACTGGAATATCCAGTAGAGAGCAAGTCCCGGGCGACCCCGTGGACCGCTGGGAACACAGGGGTGCCCGCCCTGGTCGGTCAGCCACCGATGCGGCTCAACGCCTCGTCCCAGACCTCGACCGGCCACGCGTTGACGGTGCCGAAGATCGTGGAGTGCGCCTTCTCGACCGGGACGCCGTCACGCCGGGCAATGGCTGCCGCCGTCTTCCCGAGGCGGTTCAGGTAGCCGACGTCGTGACGCAGGCCGCGCAGATTGGCGAACCCGGTGGCGGCCAGCCGCTCGTATCCGGCCTCCAGGCGTTCGGTACGCGCGCCCAACTCCAAGATGGCACGGTCATGCTGAACCAGGTGATCCCGCTGGATCCGCATCTGGTCGATCATGACCTGAAGAGCGTCGAGCGGGTCCATGGCCTTCGGGCTGACCACGTAGGCGCCGGTCTTGCGGATCGTGGGCAGCACCTCTCCGGTAACCCAGTCCTGGAACGCCTCCGCCTCTCCACGCTCGGAGCGCATCACGAGCCGGTAGAGCCCCTGCTCACTGATGATGGTGGAATCTTGCACGCCACCGGGGGTGCGCACTGGATGCGTACCCTTCTCCCGGTCACGAAGCATGCGCATTGCGTCAGGACCATTTCGGTAGCCAAGAATCTTGGCTACGTCGGCGGCCACGAACCACGGCTCCCCGTCGATCATGACGACGCGGATGGAGTTGCCGTTGAAGTCGAACGGGTCGAGCGCTGTGCTTACACTGGTCACGGGTAAGTACCTGCCTTCTAGTCCAAGGCGTGGGAAAGCCCCACGAGGGCCTGGCGTGCGGGAACACGCGCAGGCCCTCACACTACCCGGTCACCCGCCGGGGCGGCGGCCCAGCATCACGTCCAGCAGCTGCCGGAGCTGCCCCGCGTCGAGCGGCGGCGGGTGGGCGACCGTCCCGCCGCGGCACGCCGCCTGGTCCGGCGGCGCCTGCCGGCCGTCGTACATGGCGAACGTCCACTCGGGGCAGGTGCACAGCGGGTGCCGGCGGGGGAAGCGCTCAGCGTGGGCCACGGCGCCAGTCCAGCCCCAGGAGGCGCTCCTGTCGCAGCATGCGCCGGATCCGCTGTTCCCGCCCCCACGAATCATCCATCCACTGCTCAAACTTATTGCGGTCGATGAGACCTGTGCTGAAAAGTCTCGCCCCGGTGATCCGGATAATTTCCTCCGTTTCGAGCAGGGTTCGGCTCGTTCGCGCCGATAAGCGGTTCGCGACCACGACCAGAACGAGCAGGCCGGCGAACACGGCCAGCAGGACGAGCACCTTGGCGAGGGTTTCAGTCACGGTCCGCCGCCTTCCGCATCCAGTCGCCCCGCTCGGGCCACACCTCGGCGAGCACCGTGTCATCGACGTGATGCGCCAATTCTTCGCACACCTGTTCGAGCCGGTTGCGCTTGGTGAAAAGGCCGTCACGCTGCCTGACGAGGGAGACGATCCGCTCGTTGGCCCGCTCCAGCCGGCCGTTCAGCCGCGCCACCTCGACGAGCAGCGCCTCCCGGCCCAGCGCCCTGCGCACCGCGATCGGCGTGCGCCCGTTCGCGGCCACGTCGAGGGCGGCGTGAAAGACCTCCGGCCCGCTGACCACGGGCGGTTGGTCGGCCCCGAGCCGACGCCTGCGCTCGGCCGAGGTCTCGACGGCGCACTGCCCCGGGTCGGCCACGTCCCGCAGGTGCTCGGGCAGCTCCCAGCCGCAGCCGGGCGCCCAGACGATGTCCTGCCCCCGTCGACCGATCAAAGTCACCGTCTCAAGACGACCGTCCACGAAAACGGCCCGAACTTCATGAGGCGTAGTTTTTTTATCACCGGCGGTGATCTCGTTGCCGGGATTTACGGCGTGCAGGTACGAATTTGTGACACACCGCCCGTCCTTCGACACGGTACGTGAGCGGGGCCGCGTCTGCGTCGGCTCACTGTCGGCCCGCAGCATCGCAGGCCCCTCAGCGCCTCCAGGAGCCCCCGGGGTGTCCGTACCCCCCGCCGGGGCGCCCTGGGCGCTCTGCGTGGCGCTGGCGGCCGCCGCCGGGGCTGTTGCGTCCTGGCTGACCACCGGGCAGCCGCACCGTTCGACGTCACCGGGGGTCGCCCATGCCCCCCGCTTCTCGGCGCAGACGTGCCGCCGCCACCCGGCCGTGTCCAGCTGGGGGTCGAACGCGTTCTGGGCCTGCCGGCGCGCCTTCAGGAACCCCGGTGAGGCGTCTTTCAGCAGCTCGTCGGCCTTCGGGTGGTAGTACAGCGCCCAGAACAGCCGCGCCCCGGCTTTCGCCTGGGAGGCTACCGGGGCTACGGGTCGGCCGGCGGCCACGTAGGGCCGTGGCACGTCGATCCGGTCGGCTGCGGCCCGCAGCGCCGCGGCGGCGGCCGCCGGGTCTTCGGTGATGACCCGCAGCACGGTCCGGCTCGTGCCGGCGGCGTCGTCGTGCCGGTGCAGTTCCGCAGCCCAGCGCACCTGTGGCGTCTCTTCGTCGGCCTGCCCGTCCAGTTCATTCTCACTCACCGCGTTGTCTCCGTCACTCTCTGTTCGCCGATTCCATATGTCCAGAATGTCACTTATGTGGATCAATTCCGCTAAGCGGACCGACCGGTCACCATCCGAGAATCAGCTGTTCTGCAGGTAGGGCAGGTGCTGGGTATTCGTCAGGCAATGTCATGCCGGGAGACTGGGGTCCCACCTGACCGAGAAGGTTGGGTTTCAGGTGGACCTTGCATCCGGCCTCCCTGGCCTGGGCGACGATGCGCGCCACCCATTCGAAGGGTGGCGCGAACGCTGGGACCACGCCGTTCGGCTGCCGTGTCTCGGTCTGTGCGCCGATGACTACCCAGTCGAACATCGAGAGGTCAGTGAATTCGAGGGGTTCCCGCAGTGGCTCCAGGGACAGCCAGCGAACGGCGACCCCTTCAATCTGGCGGAAGGCGTCTTCGGCGATCCGCACCCGCTTCTGCTCGTCCACCGAGGTGCCGATCCACGCTGTGGCGGGCAGTTGGAGTCCGACATAGCGTGACGGAAACTTGGTGAGCATGAGGTACTGCCAGCGCAGCTCCCGTGCGCAGGCGGTCAGTACCTGGTCGATCCACTCGTCAGGCACCCAACGACCGAACAGATCGGCCATGGAGCAAACGAAAACCCGCTGAAGACTGGAATCTCGGGCGATGTCGGCCGGCGAGGGAACCGTGGTGTTGACGGGGGCGTCGAGCCGCTCATGGTGGAACAAGGGGGTGAATCCGACGGGATAGGCGGCGGCATAGCTGGGCTTGACGGCCAGTTCGCGGGCGTAGCAGTAGTCGCAGCCGTGCAGGCAGCCGGTTACCGGGTTCCAGGACCAGCCCGCCCACGAGATGCCTTCGCCGGTGGTCCGGTTGAACGTCGCCTTGGCCTTGGGCTGCGGGTAGGGCACTTCGCGGCCGGCGTGGGTGCGAAGGGTGAGCATGACGGGTCCGGACCGGCCGGTCGGTGCCGGTGTGGTCGGTTCCGGTTTCGGCTCGGCACGCAGCCGCCGGGTGGCCTGTTTCGCGGCGGCGTCCAGGGACATGGCACCGGACCGTACGGCGGGGATCAGGTCGGGCGCGGCGCGCTCGACCTTTTTGGCCTGCTGGACGGAACGGCCGGAGGCGCCTACCGCAGCGGCGGCGCGTTCACGAGACTCGCGCTCACGGCGAGCCGGCGGCTCCGACGATCCAGCTTCCGGCAGGTCTGCCGGAAGCTCCGTCCGTTTTGCCGGTTCCGGAAACTTCGACCTGGCCTGACCTGCTTCGCGCTGCCGCTCCTTCGCCTGCGGCGCGTACCGGCGCTCATACGCGAGCGCGATCACAGCCCGCTGCCCCGGGTTCAGGTGCCGTCGCTCCACATTGGTCGAGATGATGTAGTCGGCGATCATCTGATCCGTGTAGCGCTCCGGCAGGTGTTCGAACACCGGATCAAGATTCGCCGCGAGGCAGGCCCGGTAACGATTCCGCCCGTCAACCAGGGTGTTGCCGTCGTAGGTGAGGACGATGGGGCGACGAAGCCCCTGTCGCCGGATGTCGACGACGAGCGCCCCGAACTCCCCGCCCTCGATGAGTGGGAACTCATCCGCGAAAGGGTGGACCGCGTAGGGCCCGAGTGTCGTCACATCCGCTCCTTCTTCGTCAGGAACAGCTCGTCGAGCAGGGCGCGAAATCCTGCCGGATCGCGACGCAGCCACACCTTCCGCATCGTCATGCCGTGAGCGGTGAATGCTTTGTCGACATCGTCTTCAGCCCGCTCCCCCCAGGCGTTGGCCTCTTCCACCAGGTAGGCCCACTGCGAGTCGTCCCGCTCGATCGCCGCCAGCAGAAGATCGTGATGGGGGTACAGCCCGTCCGCCGCCTGCTGTACCAGTCCATACCACTGACCGCGCTCCTCGCGGTTGAGGCGCTTCAACCCTTTCGCGTTGCATCCCATCGTGGAGATCCCCCGGAACCAGGGGGTGCGCTCCCGGATCTCCGCCACAAAGGTGGGTCGCATGGCCCACGTGTTGATGGCGTTCGGGTCGTTGACCACGACGACGGCCGTACGTGCGGTGACATCTTCGACGGAGGCTCCGGCGCCGTCCGCATTGAAACTCCTCACCTGCGAGTAGCCGCGCCACCAGTGGTCACCGTTCCAGCCGTAGGCCACCGACTCGCCCCGGCGACCCTCCAGGCGCGGCAGATGGTCGTGGAGATTCCCGTCGAGGCGGTCGAACGTGGCCGGCTGGATCTCATGCAGGCGAACCCTGATCCGCTTGTGTGCCGCCGTGGCATGGTAGGCCAGCAGGCCGGGTGAACAGTTCGACCACCATGGACCCTCGGCCAGGTACGGCACGCCGTCCCCCGCGGTCAGGTCAAGCCACAGATGCTCGTCGAACCCGCGGATATGCCTGCCCGCCCCCACCTCCCGACCGATCAGCCGGCCCATGAGCGCGTGCTTGGCCGGGGTCCGCACGCTGTGCCCGACATTCCGGCTTCCCCGCAGGGGTCGACGTTTCGACGTCACCCCTTCCCCCTCCCCGAAGGGCAGCTCGTCCTGCGGGGTCATGTCGTCGTCACCCGCTCGGCGTGCTCCTTCTCCCTGACGATCATCTGCTCGACGAACTCCGTCACCGACATCCGGCGCCGCAACGCCTCGATCTTCAACCACTCCAACGTGCTCAGCCGCAGCCGTAGCGACGTGGGCCTGCGTTCCTCATCCATGTCGCGAAACTATCACGTCGCGAGGGTGGTTCGAACGCCCCCCGAACGTATGGCCCCCACCCGGCCCGCACACGTTCACCACTTCTAAAGAGTGGTGAAACGTGTGTGCGGGTGTGTGCCGGCGTGTGTGAGGTGCCGTGTGCGTATCTGACCTGGGGAAATGAAGATCGCGTGTGAGGGCGTGTGACCCCTCGTATGCGGATCATGGGGTCACACGCGTGTGCGGAGTGTAGGCAGACTACGCATGAGGCTGAGTTTTACCTGGTCAGCATGCATGCTTGATCAACTAGCCGTTTCCACATGATGGGAAACGGTCATTTCGCTGTGATGCGTTATCCACAAGTGATCCACTAGAACAGCGTCCCCCCGAGCCCGTCCTCCTGCCGGCCGCCGTGCGGCTGCGGCGGCTGCATGCCGAGCACCACCCGCCAACGCTTCAGGTTGTCGGCCCGGTCTGGCGCCATCTCCAACACACCCTGCTTCATCCGCGTGTTGAGCTGATTACGGGCCGCATTCACGCTCAGGCCGACATACCGGGCATAGTCGCCTGCGGTGATCCCGCCCGCACCTGCCCCCTTGATCCAGGCGATCGGGTTGAGGTGGACGGAGGCGCCCATCGTGCCCTCCGTCTTGTCCACGGTCACCTCCTGCTCGGCGATGAACTCCCCCGGCGACTTCACCTGACGCACGTGCACCAACGTCGAGCCCTCCTCGTCGACCCACATCGACACCACCGACCCGGCCCCGGCCGTCAACCAGCGCGAGCCGTACACGTCGTCGATGCCGTTGGTCCGCTGCTGCCCCTGCTGGATCTTCCGGTTGTGGTGATCCTCGACCCACTGCATGCCCCGGGCCACACACTCCTGCCTGGCCCGGTTGTAGCCGTTCGCCGACTCGTCGTCCGACGGCTTCGGGCAGTAGTCCTTCACGCTGTCCACGAACACGTCCGAACACTTGTGCGGCTGCGCCTGCGCCATGTCCGCCAGGGCGTCCTTCTCCGTGGTCAGGTCGAACGGCAGCGGCCCGTCATGCACCAGCAGATGATCACGCAGCACGTCGGCCATCCAGTCCCGCCGGTGCCGGCGCATCGCCCGCCGGATCTGCCGCGGCCGGTCCCCGGCCAGGTACAGCACCAGCCCGGCCAGGTCCATGGGCCGCACCGGCATGCCCAGCACCGCCCCCCAGTCGTCGGGGTGGTCGTCGGGGCCGACCCGCCGGTGGTCAGCGCGGGGCCGCCCGTCCGGCCCGAGGAGACCCAGCCGGGCGAACACCAGCAGATGCGACAGCGTCGACTTGAACACGCCGTTGCCGCCGAACAGCATCAGCGGCTCCCCGGGCGCCCACACCACACCGCCGCCGGGCGCCCCCCACACCTGCTCGTCGCCGTCGGCGTCTTCGGCGAGGAACTCCCACCCGTCGAGGAGGCGCAGTTTCCGGGCCGCCCGCAGCGCCGCGAACTCTTCGGCGTCGATCTCCTTGCGGACCCTGCGCCGGTTGCGTTCCGATTTGCGCTGCCGGGCCAGCTCGCGTTGCTCCTCCGCGTCGGCGAGCTGCCTCCGGCGCTCCTCCTCCTCCTCGGCGGTGAGGCCCGACTCGGTATCCGGCGGCGGGCCGTTCGACGGGTTGTCGGGCTGACCACCGGGGGGCGTGTCGCCTTCAGCGGCCGACCAGTCGAACGGGGGGGCGTCGTCGGTCACACGCCACCACCGAGGATCTTGCCGGTGGCCGATGCGATGGTCTTGCGGACCTCGGCGTCGCCGAGCCCGGACAGGATGGCCTCCGAGCGCAGGTCGCCGAGCCGGTCGGTGCCGTAGCCGGATTCGAGAATGCGGCACGCGGCCCAGTACAGCGACTCGTTGCGGTTGCCGGCGGTCTGCTGCGCGAACCAGCGGATGAGCGGTTCCGCATGGTCGGTGAAGGCCGTCTGTGTCAGGTCGCGCGGCGGCGGCGGCGGGTTCAGGAAGTCGCGCACGTCCAGCCAGGACAGCAGTCCGTCTTTAGCCAGGTCGAACCACGACCACCGGTAGAACAGCGGCCCAACCTGCGAGCAGGGCGCGGCCACATAGCCGCCGCAGGAACGGAAGTCGATGCCGTGTTTCTTCAGGCAGGCCGACTGCTGGCCGGTGCCGTCGTAGTAGAAGTGCCAGCCGCCGGACGGGGTGACGACCGCGGCGAACGCCCCGGTGGTCAGCCCGACCTCACGGAGCCGCCCGAACGACACCTTGCCGGGGGCGCCGCCTTTGACGTCCACGTCGAGCACGTCCGGCGACGAGGTGCCCGGCCCGCCGGGGGAGCCGGTGGCGATGCCGATGTTGCACCGCGGGTCCCGCGCCCACCACCGGGCCACCCGTTCGACGTCGGCGGTGGCGTCTTTGAAGCCGTGGCCGAGCCGGCCGCAGACCTGACCACCGGGGCAGGCGGCCTGTTCGGCGTCGTCGGCGTGGGCACGGCGGAACCGGGGGACTTTGCCGCCGGGGACGAGGGGGAACACCCGCCAGCCGAGGACGGCGTATGCGGCGGCCGCCCCGGCGAGGGTCTCCGGCAGTTCGGTGGCGGTGCTGACGCTGCCCATCTATGCTCTCCCTGCTGGCTACGAATGGGTGTTCGGGGGCTGCCGCCTGGATCGCGGTGGCCCCCACTGCTACCGGCGGTAGAACGCCCCGACCTCCACCCCGTACAGCCCGGCGAGCACGCCGAGGATCGACGAGGGTACATCGATGAGGCCGGTCTCGTATTTGCCGACGGTCACCCAGTGCCGGTCGATGTGGGCGGCGACGTCGCGCAGGCTCATGCCGGCCCGGTCGCGCGCGGCGCGCAGGGCGTCACGGTCCAGGACGTGGACAGGGTGGAGTGCCGCCGGAGCGGTCATGGGGGTGCCTTTCGGTCATCTCGCCAGGGGGCGATCACGTCGAGGGATGCGAGCCTAACCGAACCCCGCCCGTAAGGCCAGGGGCTACAGGGCCGTGTCGCCGGGGCCCGGCTGCCGGTCTGGCCGCTGGCCAGGATCGGCCTGACCCGGCTACCATCGGTCGTAGATCGGGTTGGTCTCCGCCCCGTTGATCGGTGTGTGTGACCTGCTGGTTCCTTTCTTGTGGTGGGAGAGGGAGAACCCCCGCCGTTCCCTTACGAGGGGCGCGACGGGGGTTCTCCGTGTCCGGGGCCGATGTGCCGCGGGTGGTGTCGGCAAGTCGATGTGCCGCGGGCGGCTGCTGACAGGGCATGTCGGGCCGGCGGGGACGGGGTAGCAACCAGGCAGGTCGGTTGAGACTGCAGCGGTCCGTCGGGTAAGGCCGGGGTGCCCGGGGGGAGGCTAGTCAGAGGGCGAGGAGCAGGCCGAGTACGGCGACGGCGGCGAGGATGACGACGACGGCGAAGTCGGCGTAGCCGGGCAGCGTCGCGGCGGCGGGTGTCGCAGCGGGCAGGGGCGGGAAGGGCGGGCATGTCGCGGGGGAAGGGGGTGGCGGGTCGGCGTTCACCGCGGGTCGGGTCGACGTGTCGGCGGAACCGTGGTGGATAGGTGAGTCGGTCGGCATGTCGGCTCCTGGTTGGGACGTCCGGACGGGGGTGGTCGGTCGGGCCGGGGTGATGGGGTCGGATCGATGGCACGGTACGTCGGCGGGGTCGCGGGTCGGGGGTGTTCTTGCGGGGCCCGTCGTCGCGAGGTGGGCTCGGCAAGGCGTGTCGGATCGCAGAGAGTGGGTGCGGGTCGTCGGTGTGGGCTTGTGCGGGAAGGCGTGTCGGTGCGGGCCCGGGATGGCATGTCGACCGGTGTGTATCGGCAAGGAATGTGACCGGAAAAGGCCGTCGGGGCATGTCGGGTGGATGTGTGGCGCCGGAAAGGTCGGGGGGCGGGGCGGGCCGGGAAGTCGAGCCGGGTACGGGGTGGGAAGGCTGGTCGGCACGTTCAGGCCGGCGGTGCGGGTTTCCAGTCGGGGTGGTGGTGGGTGCTGTAGCAGCCGACGGCGTGCAGCCAGGACCGGCACCGCGCGCACCACACCATCGGCGCCGCCACGGTGGCGATCTCCTGCACCGGCCGGGTGCCGTCGCGCCGCGGGTCGGGGGCGAACTGGGCCGGGTCGGGTATCCGCTGGTCGGGCATGCGGTGGTCGCGGCCGCCGCAGCCGGCACAGTCGGCGTCGGTGGCCGTCGAGGCGTCCGGGGTGGTGTCGCGTTCTGCGGTGAACGCGAGCCGCCCGACGAGCCGGGCCAGGTCGAGCCGCGGGAACGGCATGGGCAACGGGGACCGCATTTCAGTCCTCTCTGGTGAACTGCTTGAACTCCAGCTCGTCGACCTGGTCGATGTCGAGGCTGAACCGGACCGGGTACTTGTTGAGGTGTGTGGTGTAGCCGGAGCACTGGATGCAGAGGTCGGTGCCCGGCTCGTATTCGCCGTCGGCGAGCAGCGCGCGGGCCTCCTCCTCCGTGTCGGCGTGGATCTCGACGGATATCGATCCGGTGATCGGTAGGTCCAACTTCCAGACGGTCATCGCTTCCGCTCCTTCGCGTGGTGGAAACCCCACAGTAGCAAAGTGTCATGCGGTGTGTCAATTCAGGGCTGGTGGACGGGCATCCAGGCGAACCAGCCGGCCATGATGCCGAAGGCGAGGACGGCGGCGGCGAGCACGAACCCGGCCAGCCCGAACAGGCAGAGGATGCCGAGGTAGGCGCGGATCGCCTCCAGGACGTCCATGTGCCGCTGGTGGGCGTGCCGGCGGCGGGCTTCGGCGTCCGCGGCCCGCTGCCGGGCGGCGGCGACCTCGGCGAGGGACGGTCCGGCGGTGGGCCGCCAGCCGAACAGTCCGCCGGGGCCGATCCGGCGGATCCGGTTGGTGGCCGCGGAGTCGGCGACCGCCTCGACCGCGGCGGTGGCCGGGCCGTATCTGCCGGGGGGCTGGACGCGCGGCGCGGGCGCGGTGCGTACCGGCTCCGGCGGCATCGGGGCGTTGCGCAGCGCGGGGCTGACGAGGACGGTGGGTGCGGCCAGGTCGCCGAGGCCGTCGAGGGCGAGCCGGGTGCGGCCGGCGCCGCGCACCCGGCGGTGTGTCTCGGTCTGATGGTTCATGTCGGTGGTCTCCCGGGGCGGTGGTGGCTGCTGGGGCACGGGATCGGTTCGGCGATGCATAGTCGGCAGGGCTGTAGGCAGGGGTAGGCGTGTCGGCAGGGCGGGCGTGTGTGGGTGGGTGTGTCGGGACGGGACGGGTGCTAGTCGGTCGGCGTGTCCCCATGCTCGCCGAGTAGGTCGATGAATGTCGAGGGGCCGGTGCCGAGCAGCGCCGGCCACGTGCCGGTCGCCCGGCGGCACCGGTCGAGGAGTGTGCCGACCGCGACGGCGGTGTCGAGCGGTGGCGGCTCGTCGCCGATGACCGTGTCGACCCCGGCGAGCGCGCCGAGGCCGGGCAGCCGGTGGGCGTTGAGGACCGCAATCCAGATGCTGACACCGCCGTCGCCGGAACCGTCCCGTGGGCCGCCGTTGGCCTGCACCTGCGCACCGGCATCGACGAGCAGCCGCTCCAGAGCCTCCTCCGGGCCGGGTGCGGTGGTGGTGACGTCGAGGACGACCCAGATGTCGAGCCGGCCGATGTACGCCGCCCACGGGGCGAGCCCGACGGTGTGCATGGCGTCCTGGGCGGTCTGCCCGTCGCCCGCCTCGATGAGGACCCGGCCGCCCATGCGGAGCACGCTGTCGCGGGCGGCGGCGGCGAGGTCGCCGATCTCGACAGGCGCCGGGATGATCAACCCAGCGCCGTAGTCCCCGCGGTGCTGGACGGTGACCCGGTGGCCGAGCCGGTTGAGCCGGCCGAGGTCGTCGGTCAGCCACCGCGGCTCGCCGGTGTAGGCGATGCCGAGGTTGGTGTCCGGGTGCTGCCACGCCGACGGCAGCACCGACAGCGCTACGGAGTCGGCCGGCGACCCGTACGGGTTGGGGCTGGCGTGCGCGACGTCGGACCCGTCGCTGACCACGGTGCGGATGGCGAGCCCGTCGCGCAGGCCGCGGCCGAGGCGCGCGGCGACCGGGCCGACGTCGACCCCGGGCGGACCGGTGACGACGGTGACGGTGCCGGTGGCGCTGTTGCGGTTGCGATAGGTGCTCATCAGAGGACTTCCCCTCGTTCGATCCGGGCCGCCTCGGCGACGAGGTCGGCGGCCTGCTCGCGCAGCCGGTCAGCCCGCGCCTTGCGAGAGTTGCGATCATCGACATAGGCGTATACCTCGTCGAGTGTCCGCGCTGGACCGGGACCGTCCTTGCGGGCGACGCCGTCGCCGCCGCGCAGGAAGTCGTCGGACTCGACGACGGTGACGCCGCACAATTCGCGGATGTGCTCGTCAGCCAGGTAGTGGTCGCCGATGACGTCCAGCTTGCCATCGACGTACAGCGCTGACCATTCGCCGGAGCCGATATGCAGCTCCAGCTTGGGCCGGTCGTCGGTAGGCATGTCAGCTTGCCGCGGGGGCGGGGCGGGGATCGGCCTGGGCGCCGGTGGCGGCCGGCATCCACTTCGACTCGACGCCGCCGCAGAAGGGCACGTCCCATTCCGGCACCCGGATCAGGTTGTTGCCCGCGTCGCGGCTCGTCGTCAGGAACGCGACCTTGCCGATGCAGAGCCGCACCATGTTCGGGTGGCCATCGACGTTGTTGTATGCCTCGATCTTGTCGGGCTTGACCGCGGGCACGCCCTTCAGGTCGCCGGAGGTGGCGTTGCCCTCGTTGAGGCTGCCGCAGCCGCCGAGCAGGGCGAGGGCGGTCAGGCCGGTGACGGTCGCCGCGGCGGCCTTCTTGACGGGGGTCATGGTGCGCATGGGGGTTCCTCTCGTGGACGGAAAGTGCACCCCGGCAGTCTGCCGGGGTGCCACACGGTGTGTCAATTCTCTTCGGCGCATTCGGTGTGTACCCACGTGCCGGTGTGGTTGCCGGTGGTCTTGAACCGCTGCGGCCGGATCGTGTCGCCCGGCTCGTAGCGTTCCTGGCATTCGGGGCAGCGTCCGCCGTACCGGGCGATGATCGGCGCCCCGTAGCTGGGCTGGTCGCCGTTGCGTCGGGCGTACGGCTCGACCTCGGCGGTGAGGCCACGCGCCGTGGCGCCGGCAGCCCCGGCGTGCAGGCGGCAGCCGCACTGTTCGATGAGCAGCTCGGTCAGCTCGCAGCGGTCCTGCGCGGTCACGGCGCACCGGTTGCGGCGAAGGCCGCAAGGGCTGTCTCGTACGCCTCGATCTCGCCGCGCGCGTGGTCGCCCAGGGCGACGGTGGCGGCGAGGTTGTGCCAGCCGGACCCGTCGCCCTGCTCGGCCTGCCGGGCGAACCGGGCGACCTCCTCGACGGCGATGCGGTATCGGTGTCGGGCCGATTTGAGGCGGCTTTCGATGTGCCTGCGCGCCCACTCTTCGCTCTTCATGTGATGCTCCAGGTGATCGAAGGGGGCCGGGCGGTGGTCCGCCCGGCCCGGGGGCGACCTACCAGGGCAGGCCGCGGTGCTTGGCGCAGGTCTCGCCGTAGCCGGCGGCCCGTGAGCGGGCGTTGGTCAGCGGGTGCGGGCCGAACGCGCAGATCCCCAACGTCCGGCCGAACAGCCCGGCGGCGGCGGCCACGTCCTCCAGGATGTGACTGGCGGCGAAGACCTGGTGCCGGGCGTGCAGCTTCTGCTGGCTGAGGCCGGTGCCGTTGGAGATGAGCTGGTACAGCCGGCGCGTGCCGTTGCGGAACTCGACGACCTCGAAGAAGGTGATGTCGTTCCCGGCGGCGGTCGGCGTGGTGCGCGGCAGGGCGTACCGGCCGGCGGGCAGCTTCGCGGCCATCCGGTTCGCCTCGGCGTACAGCTCGCCCAGGTTCGGCGTGGCGTACGTGATCGGCGTCTGCGGCTTCGGCTGCGCGTGCTGCGCCACGAACGTCTGCGCCCGCTCCCGGGCCGCCTGGCGCTGCGGGGTGCGGGCCGGGGTGCCGGTGCTGCCGCCGGTGATCTGGCGTAGCACCTGGCCCTGCTCGCGGGCGACCTCGGCCAGGGGGCGCAGGCCGTTGCGCTCACGCCAGGTGCTCAGCGATCCGAGGGTGGCGGACTGGGTCATGGCGGCTACCTCCGTGGTGGAAGGGGGCGGGCGTTTTCACCCGCCCCCCGAAGGTAGCAAACTGTCACACGGCGTGTCAATCGAAAGTGTCAACCGTCAGCGGTTGGCGAAGATCTTCGCGTCGTGGGCGAGCAGGAAGATGACCAGCACCAGCAGGAAGACGATGAACACCTTCCATCCGCGGGCCGGGCCGTTGTCACCGCTCATCGGGCCGGGGCGTTGGTTGCGCCGACGACCCGGTCGCCTTCCCGGATGCACAGGCACCGGTCGGAGGCCCCCGGGTGGGCGAGGCGCATCGGGCAGGTGGACCAGTGCGCGGCGCGGGCCTGCAGCGTGGTCAGCTTCTTGCCGCCGGTCGGTAGGCCCTTGCGCAGCGCCCGCATCAGCGGCTGCTCGCGCAGCCATTCGAGCGGTTCGCGCAGAAGGCCGTCCATCTCCCGCTCGAAGGCGTCGGTCGCCATGTCGCCGGACGGGCCGAACGGGCTCGCCCCGATGGCGGCCATGTGCCAGTATTCGCGGTCGGCGAGCTGCGCGGCGCGCCGCTCGATGTACCGGAGGGTGTTGAACCGCCACGGCTTGTCCATCTCGGCGACCCGGACGGCGGGGCGCCGGTGCGGATACCACCAGGTGTCCTGGCCGAGCAGCCACGTGTACGACGGCAGCAGCGGGCCGAGGACCGGCGGCGGGTCGACCTCGGCGACGGTGCGGATGGGCCCGCCCGCGGCGACCTCGTCGAGCAGCGCATTGAGCGCCTTGCGGTCGGTCCGGTGCTCGTGCCGGCCGGACCAGCAGCACAGCGCGTCCAACCCGGTCTGGCCGGCGCCGAGCACCTGGCAGGTCTTCTGGTCGGTGCCGCAGTCGACGCACTTCGCGGTGTCCTCGATGTGCTGGCGGCGGGCCGCGATGGTCGCGGCGGCCCGACCGCGCTGTTCCTCGATGACCTCGTTGAACTCGTCGTTGAAGTCGCGCTCGCGCTGGGTCTCGGCGTCCATCACAGGCCCTTCGCCTTCAGCTCGCGGTCCCGCAGGATGGCGCGCATGATGTCGTTCGCCGTCCAGGTGTCGCCGTAGCTGGCGTTGCCGGAGTCCTCCCCCGGACGCGGGTTGCCATGGAACCGGTAGTCGTGCTCCGGCAGCGGCCGCCGGGCGATCTCTTCGGCACCTTCCCGGCCGTACAGGGCCAACGCCTGCGCGGCCACGTCGATGATCTCGACCCGCGCGAGGGCGGGCGCCTCCAGCTCATGCCGGTCGGCGTCGAGGATGGCATGGGCGAGCGAACGCGCGTCGTCGGCGTTCATCACCATCTCAGCCCAGAACGTGCCCGCGTCGGGCGCGACGATGAGCTGCCAGCGGCCGTCGCCGAGGTTTTTCAACGCAGCCTGCCCGCGCAGGTGATCGACCTCCCGGGCTGCCCGGTCCTCGGCGGTGGCGAGATCCCCCGCCCCGGACGTCTTGCGCATCTCGGTCTTCCAGGTGAAGTCGGACATGATGGAACTCCTCGTGGTGGGGAGGGTGGGTGGGGTCAGACGGGCACGTCGGCGGCCAGCAGGGCCTCCAGCTCGGTCAGGCTGTACCCGCCGGTCATCGTCGCCTCGGCCTTCCTGACCATGAGACGGAACTCGTCGGAGACCTCGGCGACCGCCTCGGCGCAGTGCGCGCAGCGCGCCGTCGCGTCCTCGTGCAGGTAGTGCATCCACGTGTCGGCCCGCACGGTTCGCTCCCGGAAGCCGGCCAGGGCAACTTCCATGACCCGGTCGAAGCGGGCGAAGAAGTCGACGTCGGCACGCCGGGCGGCCTCGTCGTGGGCGGCGACCTCGGCGGCGGCCACCTCGGCCCGGGCGCGGGGGCCGCGCATCGTCGTGGGGGCGACCGCGTCGGCGACGCTGACCACGGAGCCGGCGCCCGGTGCGACGTGCTCGACGATCGCCTCCACGTCGGCGGCGTTCAGCGTCGGGTCGATGACCAGCTCGGCGGTGCGGTCGTCGAACACCGGCCACGGGGTCGTGGAGTGCTGCACGGCGGGCTGCCGGGCGATGCTGACGCCAACGACGATCCCGCCGACGGCGAACGTCGCCAGAAACGCCTGCCAGGCGACGGGCAGGGCCGCGGTGTAGTCGACCATCACGGCCAGCCAGGACAGGATCACGGCGGGCGTCTGCTGGATGAGCTGCATCGGTTCTCCTCGCGTCGGTGCTGGCGGTGTCGGTTCTCCGTCGGGTCCGGTGTTCAGGTACGTGTCTCGCAGTGTGTCACGTGGGGCTACGGGCGGCTGCCTGCCGGAGTTGCCGGCGGCGGGTCTGGTGGCTGCGGTGCGGGTCGAGAAGGTGCACGAAGCCCTCCCCGGGCGGCGGTCCGGCGAGGGCGTGCCGCACGGCGTCGGGGTGGCCGCGGGCGCGCGCCCGGCAGACGAACCGGTCGAGGGCGTCGCGGCTGATGCCGAGCTGGGCGGCGATCTCGGCGACGGGAATGCCCTGCTCGGCGCCCCGCCGCCAGATGATGAGCCGATCGGCGGTGTCGGGGTCGGGGGTGTAGTCGCTGCCCCGGCGGCCGCGGGTCACGGCGCGTCGACCTCCTCACCGCCGTCACCGGGGCTGACCACGGTGGTGCGGGCCTGCGGGTCGCGGACCGCCTCGTACCGGGCGATCGCGGCGAGCATCTCCCTGCCGTGCCCGGGATGGATGATGGCCCGCTTCACCTCGTCGAGGAACCCGGCCAACGTCTGAGCCATCGCCCCTCCCCCCGAATCCGGGTAGTTCGGGAAGACCGCGCTGACGGCGTCGGCCAGGTCGGCCGCCCCGAAGAGCGTGCCGATCGTCTCGAACATCCGGCGCACCGCGTCCGGGTCGGGCGTGCTCGTCGACCGGCCGGTGTTGCCACTCCAACGCAGCGTGCCGCCCTGCATCTCGTCGAGCGCCGCCTGAACGTGCCTGCCGTGTTCCATGCCAGCCTCCGGGGGTCTGGGGGAAGTTGTGTCACACCCAGTTCCTCATACTGTCACGCGACTTGTCAAGTATGATGGGTGCCGGACGCTATGCGGACAAGATCATCCGCGGTTGACACGCGGTGTGCCATATTGAGAGGATCTGCAGATGAGCACCACACACGACCCACCCGCGCATCCCGGGGCGGCCACCATCCCGGCCGCCCTGCTCGCCGTGTTCGACGAGCAGGGCTTCGAGAAGTACCAGCTGCTGCGCGACCGGCTCGACGAGGAGCCGATGGAGCGCATCCACCGGATGGTCACCGGCACGTACCGGATCAAGCGCCGCCGCAACGGCGACCCCGTACCCGATCAGACCGATCCCACCGGCAACACCCCGACCCCCGACTACATGTCGTTCCGCAAGATCGCCGTCGAGCTGCAGGAGACGGCCGGTGTCGCCATCTCCTACGAGACGGTGCGCCGCTGGTGGTACCAGGTGTGGCCGGAGGACCGGGGCCGCGGCTTCGAGGACGGCACCCCGGAGGCTGCGGAACGCATTCAGGCCCGGCTCGCCCGGCTGCACACCGCGCAGGCCGAGGCGTCGGCCCGGCACACCAACGAGGCGGTGCCCCCGGCGGCGTTCCTCGCCCCCGACGACGCGCCGGCCGCCGCACACCCGCTCGACTGAGCACCCCCACCACGAGGAGCAGGCCATGGGCACCAACGACATGCACAAGGGCGCGGACGTCGGGAAGGGCATCGCGGTTGCCGGCATCTGGGTCGGCTGGGCCACGACCACCCTCGGCGTCGCGATCGCCTGGGGTCCGACGGCGTCGGGCATGACGCTCGTCATCGCTATTTTCGGTGGGATGATGGCGTTCCTCGGCACGTTCGCGGTCTACAAGTGAGCGACGGGCGGGAGCCGTACCAGCGGCGCACCAACGACGACGGCTCCAAGTTCTACGAGCACCCCACCCGCACCGAGGAGGTGCCCGGCCCGGACGGGACCAGCACGATCGTCCGGCCGGCGCGCTACGTGTCGGTGACCACGGCGCTCGGCGTCGTCGACAAGCCGGCGTTGGTGTTCTGGTCGGCGAACCTGGCTGCGCGCCGGGCCATGCAGAACCTGCCCCGGCTCATCGCCGACGTGTTCAAGGACGACTGCGGCCGGGCCGCCGCCCGCACGGAGCCGCTCGGCTGCGGCACCTGCTCGGCGTGCACCGAGCGGTGGGTGGCGCTGTTCCACCACGGGGAGAAGGAGCGCCGCGCCCGGGAAGGCTCGGCCACCCACGACATCCTGGAGTGGTGGACGAAGACCGGCGAATGGGTGTACCGGCCGCGGGACTCGTGGGGGGAGTACGCGCCGACGCCGGAGGAGATCGCGCCGTACATGCGGTCCCTGCAGGCGTTCGTCGCCGATTTCGGGCTGACGCCGGAGTCGTGGCTGATCTGCGAGTGCACCGTCTTCCATCACGGTCTGAAGTACGGCGGCACTCTCGACGGCGTCGTCGTGATCTTTCCGCGGACGAAGGCGTCGGCCGAGTTCTGCGCCCGGATCGCGCACAGCCTCGACATCCCCTGGTCGAAGGTCGTCGCCGAGGGGATCCGGGTGGTCGTCGACTGCAAGAGCCGGGAGGGCGAGAAGGCCGCGATCTACGTCGAGGCGGTGCTGCAGCTCACCGGGTACCGGTTCGCGGAGACGATGATCCCGGCGAAGGGCAGCCTCATCGAGATGGCGATGCTGGCCACCGACGGCGCCGTGGTGCTGCAGGTCCGGCCCGACGGCTACACGTTCCGGCCGGTGCTCGCCGACGGCCGGGCGATGGCTGCGTTCCGGGCGGTGCTGGATCTGCACCGCTGGCACAGCGAGTGGGGTGACTACTCGACGCAGGTGCAGGCGTTCCCGAAGCCGCCGGACTGGACGTGGGAGCCGCCGACCGTACCCGGGGCAGAGCCGGCGAAGAAGGCGGCGGCGAAGCGCGCGCCGCGCGGTGCGGCGAAGAAGGCCGCGAAGGCCGCCGCCGACGGCGCGACGGCGGGCCGGCAGCCGTCGGCGACGATCGCGAGCATGGCCGGCAAGATGAGCCAGCCCGGCGCCCGCCACAGCATCGACGACGGTGCCATTCCGTTCTGACACGCCCCATGACATTCTGATACCCTCCGGGCACCACCACGAGAGAGGATGGCGCGTGTGGCCATCGTGCGCATGATCAGCAGGGACGTCGAGGAGTTCAGGGCGTTCCAGACCCGCAACACCGAAGTTGGCCGGATCCGGATCGGGCAGTTCGTCACGCCGGAAGGCAAGCGCGGCCGCCCGGTGAAGCTCGACAGGTTCCGGCTGACCAGCCCGACGGAGAACCACATCCGGGTGGCCGCCACCAGGTACGGCGGCACGCCCCAGCTGTACCAGCCGCAGGGCGGCGGCGCACAGCAGTGGGAGGTGATCACCAAGGCGGACGCGCTGGACGTGTGGATCGTCAACCGGCAGAACATCGACCCGGTCTACGAGATGTGGGGCGCGGGCCGCACCTGCACCCGCCGGTGCGACGGCGAGTGGAACACTGTGCTGCAGGAGCCGTGCCTGTGCAACGACCCGGAGCGCCGCCCGGCAGACCCCCGACAACTGTGCAAGATCACAACTCGGGTGAACGTGATGTTGCCGAAGGTGGCCGGGTTGCACTCGTGGCGTTTCGAGACGCACAGCGAGAACGCCGCCGTGGAGATGGCCGCCCCGTCGGTGGCCGGGGTGGTCCGGATTGCGCCGGTGCCGGTTCCGTCGACCCTGCGGCTGCGCCGGGAGCAGCGCCGGGAGCGCAACCACGAGAAGGGGACCTTCGAGTCGAAGGACTTCTACGTGCCGTGGTTCGACCTGTCCCAGATCGGCGCGCAGGCCCTCGCCGGGGGCGAGGAGGCGCTGATGGAGGCGCTCACCGGGGCGGGGGCGCCGGAGCTGCTGGCCGACCAGCGGGCGATCGGCACGGCGCCGGTGTCGGTCGTCCCAGCGCCGGGGCCGCAGCCGGGATCACCCACCGGGCAGCCGCCCCTCGCACCGGACCAGGGGATTGGCGACGAGCTGCGGGCGAAAATCCTGCAGGACATCGAAGGTCGCAGCACCGTCGAGGCGCTCATGGAGGTGAAGGCGAAACTGCAGGATCGTGGCATCACCGACGCCGCGGTCCGTGCGGCGTGGCGTTCGAAGCTCAACGCCATCGAGGCCGCCGCGAAGGCGGTGCTGGCCGACGCGGGCGAACCGGAGCCGGAATACGCGGTCGGCGACACGGTCACCGTCGGCGGCGTCGAGTTCACGAAGATCTCCGACGACCCGTTCCCGCCGATGGATGACTCTCCACTCGCCCGGGCGATCCGCGGGGAAACCCCGGACCCGGACGCGCTGGCCCGGGACATGGCGCTCACGGGCGGCCGGGCCTTCTTCGACGACGAGCTGCCCCAGTACGACGAGGCGGTCAGTCGTGGCGCCACGCACACCACGATCGTCGAGGCGGGTGGGCCGGTGCACTGGCTGGCCACCGACGACCAGGCCCGCGCAACGGCGCAGATCGAGGCCGAGATCGCCCACGAGATGCAGCGCGCCGAGGACGAGGAACGCCAGGCCGCCGCGGCGCCGGTCGAAGACCCGTGGGCCGAGGCCGTCGAAGGCACCGTCGTCGGCGACGACGGCCTGCCGGCGCTGCCGCCGGGCAGCTACACCTTCAACGACGAGTTGCCGAAGCTCATGGCCATCGCGGGCCGGCGCACCCCGCCGCTGACCACGGGCGGGGTCCGCGACGTCCTCATCGCCGCGTTCAGCCTGGCGAAGGCCAGTGACGCCACCGGCTACCAGGTCGCCCAGATCACGGAGGCCATGAAGCGCGGCATCCTGTGAGGCCGCAGGTGCCGGTGGTGCCGTGCGAGCACGGGCGCTGCCGCCGGAAGGTGTTCCCGGCCCGGATGCTCAAGGCCCGCGGCGCGCCGGTGGATGTGGTGCTCGACGCGACCCCGTCGACCTGGGCGGAGGGCGCCCGGATCAAGCTGGCCGGCGTCAACTCGATGGGCCAGCAACTCGCGGAGAAGCTGACGCAGGCCCAGATCCACAAGGCGTTCGCCGTCAAGGAGATGTACGTGCCACATGAGCAGGTGTGCCAGGTGGCGCAGAAGCGGGCCGGCGCGAAGAAGAAGGACGGCACGCATGCCTAGCGTCCCCTGGCATCTCGGCCCACTGTCCATGCTGGACTTCGAAACGACCGGGATCGATACCCGTGAGGCCCGGATCGTCACCGGCCATTTCGGCACGGTGCTCGGTCGCGACGGCGGGCGCCGCCCCGCCTCCAGGCCCGTCGACCTGCTCGTCAACCCGGGCGTGCCCATCCCCGTGGGGGCAACCGAGGTGCACGGCATCACCAACGAGATGGCGCAGGTGAAAGGCGTGGATCCGCGTGATGCGGTCAACACCTACGCCAAGGAGATTTCCCGGTCCCTCATCGCCCGCATTCCAGTGACCGGCTTCAATATAGCATATGATCTGTCCCTCTTATACTGGGAGTGCCTGCGCTGGGACGTGCCGACGGTGGCGGAGCGGATGGGCCTGCCTCCCTCGTCGGCGTTCGGGCCGATCATCGACGCCTACGTGCTCGACATGCACGTCGACCAGTGGCGGAAGGGCTCCCGGAAGCTCGACGACACCTTCTTGAAAGGTCCGGGGGTGGCCACCCACTACGGGGTGCCGCTCACCGCGGCGCACACCGCCGATGCCGACGCCATGGCTTCGGTGCGGGTGGCGGTGCGCATCGCCGAGAAGTACCCGGACGAGATCCCCACCGACGCTGTTGTCCTGCACCGGCTGCAGAAACTGTGGCGGGCCGACCAGGCGTCCAGCCTACAGCGGTACTTCCGCACCAAGGGCCGCAAGCCAGACGCTTACGTCGATCCATGCTGGCCCCTGTGCACCGACCTCACACATCCGTCCGGTTGACGACCATCCATCCCCTCCCACATCGGACCGGACCACACCGACGACCCATCCCGAGACCGGACCTCCCCCGCAGCCGACCGTTACGACGATCCTGGATAGCCCGATCCCAGCCCATCCGACAAACCCCGTCGACCCGCCTGCGGCACGGTGCACATCGACTTACCAATCCTTCCGCCGCCCGCATCGACTTACCACGGACAGGAGTTCCACCATGAGCGGACCGAAGCCGGTCAAGCTGCTCGCCAAACTGCCGAAAGAGTCCAGGCTCAACGGCCTGGAGTCGGTACACGACCAGCTGGCCAGGTTCGGCACGGCGACGATCGTCATGACCGTGTCGACGAAGCTGGTCGAGCGGCACGCGGGCGACGTCCTGCAGCCGGTCATGCAGATCGAGCACGTCGAGGGCCTGCCGGCCGGCGCGCTCGCCAAGGCGGGCGAGCAGCTGATGACGCAGGCCCGCATCGCCCGCCTCGGCGGCGAGGAGGAGGCCCTGCCGCCGGAAGTCGTCGACTTCGGCCAGCCGGATGACGACAACGACGATCCTGAGCCATACCAGGTTGATTGACACGCTGCGTGACATCTGATGTGATGTCCGCCGACGGACCGGACCGTAACGGCAGCGCCCCCTACCCGACGACCCCGCACGCAACCGTCCCACCTGGACCAGAACGACGCACCATAACGCGCCATTCCCGGCCTCAAACGACGAACCAAGCCTGAACCTGCATCACCTGCACCACCTGCACCACCTGCACGGACTGTAGAGCGAGTGAAGAGGAGCAGCACGTGAACGAGCCCATCACCACGGTTGTCGGCAACATCACCGAGGCGCCGGAGCTGCGGTTCACCCCGTCCGGGGTGGCCGTCGCCAAGTTCCGGATCCTGCAGACCCCCCGGCGCAAGAACGCCGCGGGCGAGTACGAGGACGGCGATCCGTTCGGCGTCAACGTCACCGTGTGGCGCGAGCTGGCCGAGAACCTCGCGGCCTGCGAACTGCAGAAGGGCGCCCGGCTGATCGTGTTCGGCCGGCTCAGCATGCGCCAGTACGAAGACAAGGAAGGCAACAAGCGCACCAGCTTCGACATGGACGCCGATGCGGTCGGCCCCGACCTGCGCTTCGCCACCGTCGTGTTGACGAAGACCAGCAAGGGCGGCGGCGGTGGCGGCGTCGGCCGTGGTGACGAGGAGTGGGCCAGCGCCAGCAAGACCCGCCCCGCCGGATCCCCGGCAGCGGCCGCAGCGGCCGGAGCGAACGTCACCGGCGGCGGGGGCACCCCGGCCGGGCAGGCGGCAACCCCGCCGTCCGACGGCTGGTGATCCGCCACAACCCGCTCGGGCCGCGGTTCCCGGTCATCTGGGGCCGCACGGCCGACATGGGCGACCACCCGGATCGGCTGCACTGTTTCGCCTGCAGCCATGAACTGCCGGTCCGGGCCGCCGTCCAGTGCGGGGAATGCGCCCACGCCTGGCGGTGGGGGTGGCTGCTCAGCCTGCGTCACGTGTGGCTCGACGTGCGGCGCGGGCCGCACCTGAACGACGGGTGGGGCACCAGGGCGCCATGGTGGCGGCTCGACCGCTGGGTGGCGCTCCTGCCCTACGTCCACCCCAGGCGGCCGTCGCACATCTGGACGTGCCCCTGCTGCGCGCACGACCTTTGAGATCATGGCCCGGGATGCCGTCGGACGCATCCCGGGCCGCTCCGACCGGCTGGAGGACGCATGACGACCGAGCTGACCACGGGGGCGCTCGTCGGGCAGGTGCGCGCCTCCGAATCCCCGGCCCGGCCGCTCAAGATCTTCATGTGGGCGGCGAGCATGGTCGACGGGACCTGGATATACCGCCTCGACATGCCGGCTCGGGAGCTGCGCCGGCTCGGCCACGAGGTGCAGATCTCCAGCACGATGAGCGCCTGGGCCCGCGACGAGGCCGACATCATCGTCGGGCAGCGGGTCTTCCAGGACCTGCCGTCGCGGATGTGGCAGCTGCTCTGCGAGGAGCGGCGGGCGTCCGGCCGTGGCGGCATGGTGTTCGAACTGGACGACGACCTGATCAACATCGACCCGAAGACCAACCCGCTCGCCCTGCGGTTCCGGCACCCACGGGTCCAGGAAAACCTGAAGATCAACCTGCGTGCCGCCAACGGGGTCACCGTCTCCACGGAGCCGCTGGCCGCGGTGGTCAGGAAGGTGCGCCGCGGCGATCCGGCGGAGGTGCACGTCGTGCCCAACGCGGTGCGCGCCGAGACGTTCGCCGTCACGAAGACCGCGGACCGCACCTACCTGACCATGTACGGCTGGCAGGGTTCCAGCACGCACGGTGCGGACTGGCGGGTGGCCCGTGACGCGGTGGCGTTGGTGCTCGCCGAGGATGCGATCCGGCTGCGGTTCCTCGGCACCGCCCACCTGGAGGGCCTGCCCCTGACCGCTGTGCAGCGGGGCCGGAGCCGGGTCGACGCCAAGCCGTGGACCACCGACATCGACGAGCACTACCGGCGGGTAGCCGAGTTCGACGTCAGCCTGGCCCCGCTGGCCAACACGCCGTTCAACCGGAGCAAGAGCGCCCTGCGAGCGCAGGAGAGCCTTGCTCTCGGTGTGCCGGTCGTCGCCTCCGACGTGCCCTCCTACCGCGGCTGGGTCACCGACGGCGTCACCGGCTTCATCGTGCCCGCCTCGACCGGTAAGTGGGTGCGGGCGATGCGGGCGCTGCAGGACCCGGCGTTGCGCGCCGAGATGGGCGCTGCGGGCCGGGAGGCCGCGAAAGCCTGGTCGATCGAAGTTCTCGTCCATCGCTGGCTCGACGTCTACTACTCGCTGCTGCCCGACTTGTCAGCCCGGCTCAACACGCAACAGACCGACGCGCCTGACCATCCTGTATCCGGGCCGACGGCCCATGCCTGAACGAATATCGCCACAGCTGTCCCGACCGCCCCCCGTACGACGGCCCACCGCTGGCCGCCGCCACGCCCTCCCCGACCTCTGGCCGACCTTCCTGCACGCGACCATCCCACTCGGCTTGCCGACTGACCCGCCCGTGGCTGAGCTGTCCGACAGGCCAGTCCCCCACCATCCACCCCCCACCCCGAGGAGTCCGATGATCGACATTCCGCGCCTGGCGGTGGTCAGCACGCACAACCGCCCGGCCGAGCTGGCCCGGCTGCTCACCGCGATCACACCGCAGTGCCACAAGGTGTTCGTGGTCGACAACGCCAGTGACCCGCCGGTGGTGTTCCCGTCGGGCCGGCTGTACGGCCCGGGGATGCCGGACCCGGAGGTGCCGGGCACCTGTCTGATCACGCGGGTCGAGGTGATCCGGGACGAGGAGCAGCCGCCGAACCTGAGCAGGCTGTGGAACGTCGGTATCGACGCGGCCCGCGACTACGTGCGCGGCGGCGACTACATCGGCCACGACGTGGCGATCCTCAACGACGACGCGGTGCCGCCGCCGGGCTGGTGGGATGCCGTGTCCGGGGCGATGCGCGGCGCCGGCGCGATGGCCGGGTCGTCCAGCCCGTTCGACACCGCACCGGGCGTGGTTCAGCACTGGGGCTCGGGGATACCGATGTCGGTGGCGACCCGGCTGACCGGTTGGGCGATGCTGCTGCGCGGCGAGTGGGAGGGCGCCCGGTTCGACGAGCGGCTGCGGTGGTGGTACGGCGAGGATGACCTTTCGTTCCGCGCCCGGCTGGCGGGGGGCATCGTGCACGTCGGCGGATTCCCGGTGCCGAACACCGGCGCGAACACCAGCACCGTCGGCGTGCTGGCCGAGCAGGCCGGGCGGGACCGGGCGATGTTCGTGCACATCCACGGACGGCAGCCGTGGTGACCGAGGTGCCGGATCCGGCGGCGCGTAACGTGTTCAGGCTGCTAGCGCTGGACACCGCGGAACGGGGCACCGTCCGCAGCTACCTGACGGAGCTGCTGTGCGCGCTCTGGCTCTACGAGGCCGACGCCAAGTACGGCGTGACCGGCGAGTCCGACTGGCGGTACGACATCTACGAGCCGATGCAGCGGGCCGGGCTCATCCCGGCATGGCGCGACGGTTACGGGGTCGGCTATCGGATCGACGACAGTCGACATCCCGAGGATCGGCAGCACGCCGATGCGCTGATCTGCGCGGCGATCCGGCACATGACAGGAGAACCCCGGTGAACTACGGTGCACGGCACGATTTTCTGCGCAGCCTGCACGAGCTGCTGCGCCCGGCCACCTACCTGGAGATCGGCGTGCAGACCGGCCGGTCCCTGGCCCTGGCCATTCCGCCGACCAAGGCAATTGCCGTCGATCCGGAGCCGCAGATCTCGGTGCCGATCACGGTGCCGTACGCGCTGTACCCGATGACCTCCGACAAATATTTCCACGTTGATGAGATCACCGGCATCACTCCATCCGCCCACGGCCCGATCGACCTGGCGTTCATCGACGGCATGCACCTGTTCGAATACGCCCTGCGCGACTTCATGGGCGTCGAGCGGCACGCCCGGCCCGACGGGCGCACCGTGGCCGTGTTCGACGACGTGCTGCCCTACTCCCCGGACATCGCCGGGCGCACCCCGCTGCCCGGCGACTGGGCCGGCGACGTGTGGAAGATCGTCAACGCGTTGCAGAGCACCCGCGCCGACCTGCGGTTCATCCTGGTCGACGTCGACCCGACCGGCGTGCTCGTGGTGTTGAACCTCGACCCGGCCAGTACCACACTGTCCGCCGTGTACGAGCACCTGCACGCCATCTACGCCAACGACCAGGAGCAGCTCCCGGCGCACCAGCTGAACCGCGACTACGCAGCACAGCCCGATCGGGCCCTCGACCTCATCCGCCAGCACCTGAACATCACGGAGGCATAGAAGCATGCGCATTCTCGTAACCGGTGGTGGTGGCTTTCTCGGTGCCGCCACCGTGCAGGCGGGGGAGGCGATCGGCCACGAGATGTCGATCTTCGACCGCTCGACGGGGCTCGACATCACCAACCGGAAACTGATCTTCGACGCGTTCGAGGACATCGGGCCGCACCGCGTCATCCACCTGGCCGGCGTGCTCGGCACGGCCGAGCTGTTCGACGACCCACACATCGCGGTCGACGTCAACATCCACGGCACGCTCAACGTGTTGGAGGCGTGCACCGCATTCGGCGCGAGCTACACCGCGATCACCATGCCACCCGTGTTCAACTCCGTCTACACGGCAACCAAGGTGTGTGCCGACCGGCTCGCCACGGCCTGGCACGAGTCGATGGGCCTGCACACGTCGAAAGTCGTCGCCTACAACGCCTACGGCGCCGGCCAGAAGCACGGCCCCGGCCACCCGCAGAAGATCATCCCGACCTTCGCGACGGAGGCGTGGGCCGGACGGCCGATCCCCGTGTGGGGCGACGGTGAGCAGACCGTCGACCTGGTGCACGCCGACGACCTCGGCCGGATGCTGGTCGCGGCCACCGGGTTCAGCAACGACGAGGTCTTCGACGGCGGCGCCGGCTACGCGCTGACCGTCAACCAGGTCGCCGACTTCGTCAACGAGGTCACCGGCAACACCGCGGGCATCGAGTATCTGTCGATGCGCCGCGGTGAGAAGCCGACCCGCATCGTCGCCAAAGGTCGCGGCTGGGACCTGCTCGGCTGGCGGCCGACGATGGAATGGGACCGGCTGTCCGCGGCGATCGAGGCGTACCGCCCGGCTGACCACGCAGGGGCGGGCGTCTCGTGATCCGTGCGACGGTGCTTACGTCCACAATGGACGATTACGACACGCTGAAGCCGGTGCTGGCGCAGGACGGCGCCCAGGTCAACTGGGTGTGCCTCACCGACAGCAAGCAGCTACTGGCCGAGGCCAAGGAGTGGGGGATCACGTTCGACCGTGGCCCGCACGGCGACCACATGACCGGATTCGCGCACCCGACCGGCTGGCGGATCGTCTACTACGCGCGACCCGCCGACGAACACCCCAACCGGGCCGCCAAGAAGCCGAAGGTGGCGCCGCGGATGTTCACCGACGCCCCGTTCTCGGTGTGGCTCGACGCCAGCTTCCGCGTGGTCAGCCCCCGGTTCGTCGTCGACACGGTGACCCTGGCCGCCGAGTCGGATTCCGGTGTCGCCCAGTTCAAGCACCCGTGGCGTGACGACTACCGGGACGAGGCGGACGCCTCGCTGGCGCTGGTGAAGTACACCCACCAGCAGGGCATGATCCGGCGCCAGGCGGACGCCTACGACCACGCGGGGATGCCCCGGCACTGGGGCCTGTGGGCCACCGGTGTCATCGCCCGGCGGCACAGCGCGCCGGTCGTCGACTGGGGCCACGTCTGGGGCCGGGAAATCCGCAACCACTCCTACCAGGATCAGATCAGCCACCCGTATGCGTGCTGGCGCAACGGCATCCGGCCGGTCGACCTGCCCGGCGACCACTTCCACAACAACTGGCTTGCCTACGAAGGAAGTGCCCGTCATGGCTGAGCGCAAAGGAAAGCGGGTGCTCGTCTCCGGCGGTGGCGGTTTCATCGGCTCGCACCTGGTCGACGCCCTGCTGGCCGCGGGTCACGAGGTGTGGGTGTTCGACAACTGGTCGACCGGCCGCCCGTCCAACCTGGTCGATGCCTACGCTCACAAGCCCGGCGTGCACACCCACGTCGGCTCGGTGTCCTGGTGGCACGACGTCAAACAGGCGTTCGGCGAGTCCCTGCCGGAGGTCGTGTTCCACCTGGCCGCGCAGACCGATGTGCGGATCTCGGTCACCGATCCGGTCCACGACATGGTGACCAACGTCGAGGGCACGCTGAACGTGCTGCGGGCCTGCGACGAGTTCGGGGTGCGCCGCTTCGTGCTGGCCTCCTCCGCGGCCGTGTACGGCCATCACACCGACCCGGTCGACCTGGGCACCCCGTACGCCCCGATCTCGCCGTACGGGGCGTCCAAGGCCGCCGCGGAGGGCTATGCGGCCATGTTCGACCGGCTGGCCACCTACCGGGGTGTGCTGACCATCGGCGAGGCGCCGAACTGCACGACGGTGATCATGTCGAACGTGTACGGCCCGCGGCAGCGGCCCGGCGCCGGCGCGGTCAACATCTTCGCGCGGGCGCTGCTGGCCGGGGAGCCGATGACGCTGTACGGCGACGGTCACAACGTGCGCGACTACGTCTATGTCACCGACGCGGTGCGCACGCTGCAGTGGGCGGGGGGCTGCCTGCCGGCTGACTACCGGTCCTGGTGGCCGTCGCGGGTGCTGTGCGGCACCGGCGTCGGCACCACCGATGCCGATCTGCTGAGCGTGGTGGCCCGGGAGGTGGAGCGTCAGGCCGGCGCGCCGATGTGGGTGGAGGGCCTGACCGAAGCGAGGCCCACCCGGCCGGAGGACATCCGTTCGATGGTGTTCGCCGGTGAGCGGGTGGGGCGCATCCCGCTGGCCGAGGGCGTGCGGCTGACCGTCGAGGCGCTGCGGAAGGAGCTGGGGTTGTGATCGACACGTACGGGGTACCGGTGCCGGGCCTACCGACGGTACCGGTCACCGTGGTCACGCCGACGCATCCGGCGCGCGGCGCCGCGGAGCTGCCGGGCACACTGCTCGGCCGGGCGGTGGCCAGCGTGCGGGCGCAGATGCTGCAGCCGGCCGGCGGGATCTCGATCGTCTGCGACCTGAACGGCGACGGCGCGGCGACCACCCGGCAGCGCGCGCTCGACGGGGTCGAGACGGAGTGGGTCAGCTTCCTGGACAGCGACGACTACTGGTATCCGCAGCACCTGCGGGTGCACTGCGATCTGCTACATGAGCAGGGAGCGGATGTAGCGTATTCCTGGTTTGGGGGCAATCGTCCGTTTCCGGAGTCGACGCATCGGGGTATTCCGTTCGACCCGGCGCATCCGCACCACATCACGATGACGCTGACGGTGCGCACGAGCCTGGCGAAGGCTGCGGGGTTCGGCGATCGGCCCCTCGACCCGGAGTGGGCCGGCGAGGACTGGATCTTCATCCTGCGCCTGTGCGAGCTGGGCGCGCGGTTCGTCGGCACCGGCGAGGAGACCTGGTTCTACGACGCCGGCCACGGCGGCAACACCTCGGGGCACCCGGGGCGCGGCGACGGCCCGTCGGCGGTGCCGATCCGATGAGCAGGCCCGGCGCCCCCGGCACGTGGAACCGCGAGCTGTGGTGCGCGTTCGCCTACGCCGGGTCGCGCCGGTTCGGCCTCATCCCGCCGTACCACAGCCGGGGCTTCCTGGTCACGGCGGCCGAACCGAACATGCCGTGGGGCCGCTCGACGCACGTCAGCGGCTACCTGTCGCACGCCGTCGGCATGCTCACCCTGGCGTGGCGGGGCGGCCGGTACGCGGGCGCTGCGGCGCGCTGGCGGTGCGGGGCGCAGACGGTCCACTTCCGCCTGGAAGCGGAACCGTCGGGGCCGCTGTGCCCGCTGTGCATGATCGAACGACCGGCAGGACGGAGAGGGCATTGATAGCGTTCGTCATCTTCAGGGACCGGGTCAGCTATGCCAGGCGGTGCATCGATGCCCTGTACGATGCCAGGCTCGACGTCGTCATCGTCGACCACGACTCGGCGTGGCCGTCGGCGCTGGACCTGCTCGACCGGGCGCGGAGGCTGCCGGCGCTGCACGACGGCACACCGCGGCTGGTGCGGGATACGAACCGGCATCCCCGGGACCTGTGGCGGCTCGGCGGTCCGATCGGGGCGGCCGTCGGGCCGGGTGAGCGGTTCATCGTCACCGACTGCGACGTGGTGCCGGACGAGGGCTGCCCGGGCGACTGGCCGGCGCTGCTCGGCGAGCTGCTCGACCGCTTCCCCAACGTCGCCAAGGCGGGCCTGGGCCTGCGCATCGACGACCTGCCCGACCACTTCGCCCACAAGGCGCGGGTGATCGAATGGGAGACCGGTGTGCTCGACGGCGTGTACGCGGAGGGCCGGGCGCGCCGCGGCGACATCGACACCACCCTGGCCATGTACCGGCGGTATGAGCCGTTCGCGCTGGGTCCGGCGCTGCGCACGGTGGCGCCGTACATGGCCCGGCATCTGCCCTGGTACGAGGACACCGCCAACCCGACACCCGAACAGGCGTTCTACCGCAAGTACGCGGAGTATGGCCACTGGCGTGATCCGGACGGGTACGCCGACACGCACAACCTGGAGGCATAATGGACGAACAGACGTTCGAATTCACGGAACGCCCTGGCGAGCCGCTCACCCTGGAAGGGGCGGTGTTCGAGGCGCTCGGCGCGGCCTCGATGTGCTGGACGGAGCCGCCCGCGGGCGTCTTCGACAGCACGCGGGCGATGGTCGTCGGCAACGCGCTGGTCGAGCGCATCCGCCGGGGTGACCCTCGCATGACCGTCGAGGAGATCCCGGCCGCACCGGAGCCGGCGAAACTGACCGCGATCCGCTGGCTGCGTAACGGCGACCATCCCGCCGACGGCGACACGTACCCGCGCCTGGAAGGCGCCGTGGTGCGCTTCTTCCGGCACCCCGACTTCCCCGGCGACCAGAAGCACAACGGACCGGGCGGCTGCTGGGAGCGGTGGCACGACCACGGCTGGATCGACGACGTGCCGGCCGGCATCACCGTCTGCCCCGGCGACCTCGTCGTCGACCTGCCCGACGGCGGCCACGAGGTGCTGAAGCTGGGCCGGGGCGCCCACCGGGACCGCAACGACCACTACGTGCCAGCCGGACTGAGCTTGGACGGCAAGCCGCAGTTCGTCGAAGTGTCGGAACCGCGCGAGCTGAACCCGCAGTGGGCCATGGACATGCTGGAGAGCGCCGCGCGCCTCCTGCTGCAGGTGCGCCACGGTGGCCCGGACGTGCCGCCGGAACTACCCGCCCAGATTGGCCACTGGCTGGGCGAGCACGACCCAGAGGGGTTCAAGGGCTGGTCCGGTCTGCCGCGCCCGGCGAGGACGGCCCGGCTGGCCATGGCCATGCCCGACGAGCTGAACCGCGACCAGAACCACTGGTGGTGGGCGGACCTGTCCGCCGACGGCGAAGACGCCGGCACGCACTGGTCGGTGTTCCGCGGCCACCGGGTCCAGGTCGATGTGGAGCTGCACACCAGCAACCGGCGCGAGGTCAACGACTGGAAGGGCCGCGACGAGATCCGGGCCGGCGGCGAATGGTCGATCAAGCTGAACCGGCAGCAGGTCTACGACGGGTACATCGGACTGGACGTGCCGGCGACACTGCGGAAGATCGCCGACAAGGTCGAGGCGCTCATCGGCGACAACACGGGCGGGGGCTGCCCCGGTTTCGACCTGGCCGACCCGACACCGTTCGAGGAGCAGCTGACGGGCCGGCGGGTCTACTACCGCGACACCCCCGCCGTGGTCAGCTCGGCGTCGGTGCTGCACCAGGGCTGCGTCATGCTGAAGCCGGTGGGCGGCTTCAGCGCGTTCCCCCGGCAGGGGTATGACCTGGACCGGGAACCGGACGGCACCGGCCACGGCGAGCAGGACTCGTATGACGAGTTCGAGGCCCGTGAGGTGAAGGTCGAGATCGACAGCCCGCACATCTGGTGGTGGCGGGACCGGCCGTACAGCGCGGACGAAACGGACGGGCGCTACCGCCCGAGACGGAACAGGGAGGCCAAGATGGAGGCGAAGGAGCAAGGCGAGCCGCAGGAGGCGCCGGAGTTCAACCCGGCGTCGGGTAACCCGGTGCCGGAGGATATGCGGCCCGGCCAGAAGTCGCCGTGGAAGCCGCTCACGGCTGGCGGATCGATGTACGTGGCGCCGCTCGGAACCGAGGTGCCGGACGTGGTCTTCCAACCGCTGCCGCCGGTCGACGACGAGCAGGCCGGGCAGGCGCGTGAGTCGGTACCGGTCGAGGCTGGCGACGACGAGGGCGACGACAGCTAGGCAGCCCCGACGATGAGGCCGGCGACGGTGAAGGCGAGCCCCGCGGCGAGCAGGTTGAAGCGGGGCGCGCCGACACCCGGGGCGAACGTGGCGACGCCGAAGAGTACGACGGCGACGATCCAGAGCACGAGCTGCAGTGTCATGCCCTGGTGGTACCCCGCGGGCGGCCGGGCCTACCCGGCGACCGCGGCAACAGGGAACACCCCCACCGACGCCCGGCGGGGGTATTTGGCTGGTGGGGCCGCTCAGACGGCCTCGTACTGCCAGATCGGGTGACGGACGATTTCGCCCCGCTCGGTCCGGCGACGGTCGTTGTCGTTCTGGTAGGCGGCACGCTCGGTGCGACGGTCGTCACCCCACCCGTTCAGCTCGACGTATTCGGCGGTGACGTAGAGGGCGCCGTGCGGCTGCCACGTAAACACATCGCTGGTGACCCGGATGATGTAGCCGCTCGACGCGTGCCGCAGGAGCGCGCCGACGCGGACGGCGGGAAGTACGGCCTGCTCCTTGGCAACTCGCTGCGCGTCCCAGTAGGCGAGGACCGCGGTCAGCAGCCGCTCACCGGTCATCTTGGAGCGGAGCGGGATCTTGTATTCGGTGGCGTAGCGGCGAAGTTCGGTGATGCTGTAGTTGCCGAACAGCGTGCGGGCCATGACTGCCTCCGGGTGTCCGGCGGGCCGTTCCCGCCAACAAGGCAAGAATAGCAAACTGTCACACGACGTGTCAACTACCGGCGGCGGCCGCGGGCCTTGCGGGTGCGGGCGGCCTTGCGGGCCATGCGGACGCGCTGGCCGTGGAAGCGGCCGGCGTTCGAGATCCGGGCGGCCTTGCTCTTGCTGGCGCCCTTGCGGCGCAACGCCTTGTACACCCGCTGCCGGGAGGGATAGACGAATCCATATCTCCCGCCACGCGCACTGACCACGGTGACCACCTCCACCGTCGAGGGTACCCAGCAGGAAGCCCCCGGTCACTCCCTTCGGAGGCCGGGGGCTCACGTGCAGGTCAGAGGACGATGAACGACCCGCGCCACTCATCCCAGGAGATCGAGTCGACGATGCCGGACCCGGAGATCACGATCCGGTCGCCGTCGAGGCCGATCACCTCGAAGTCGAGGCCGACCCAGATGCTGCGGATGATGCTGCCGATGCGGATCATGTCCGGCCCCTCTCGTTGGTGGAGAACCCAACCTAGCAGACTGTCACGTCACGTGTCAATTATGCACAGCCTGTCGACGCCTCGCAGGTCGAGGCTGTAGCACAGCTCCAGTTCCTTCAGGTCGTGGATGTCGACCTCCATCCAGGCCAGGCCGCCGTAGATCCGTAGCTGCTCGCCGTGGATCCGAACCTCGACCGGCTGGTCGGCGGCCGGGGCCAGGCCGGCGGCGATGAGCGCCTGCAGGCGTCGCATCTGCCGGGCGGTGCAGTGCGGTACCCGGATGCGCCAACTCCGATGCGGCACCGTCCAGACCGGACCGACGTCCCCGACGACCGACATTCCCTCAGGTTCGTCGATGTCGAGGGTGGCGACGAGGGGGCCGATGTCGTTGATCGAGACGAGGGCGTCGCCTTCCATCCGGCTCACCAGGTGCCTGCCCGGTGCCCGACGACCGCCACGAACAGGGCGGCCAGGGCCAGGATGACCAGAACGGCCAGGATGCCGCGCATCAGGCCCGCACCCCCGGCGGCAGCTCCAGCTTGTCGAGGGCCTTGCGGTGTTTCGCGGGCAGCTCGACGAGCGGCTCACCGAGCAGTTCGCAGCCCAGCGCCATCAGGGCGACCGCGTCGGCCTTGTTGTCGTCGTACGTGGTCAGCACCTTGCCGGCCTTGCTCGTCCTGTGGATCTCGAAGGCGGGGAACCACTCGGCGATCCCCGCGATGACCTCGCGCTTGTTGGCGTTGCCCATGCCGCAGGCGTAGAGCTTCACCACGGACGGCTGCACGACCAGTATCGGCACGCCGTGCACGGTAAGCAGGTGGACAACCCGCCACCACACGTGACAGCGCTCCGGGTCGACGCTGGTACGTGCCGACGGCAACGCCTCGACGAGCACCAGCCGGGGCGGGTCTGTGGCGCCGGGCGGGCCGCTGCCGACCCAGTTGGCCAGGGTGACCGCGAGGTCTTCGAGTCCTGCGGCGCGCTGTGCTTCGGCGATCCGGTCGTTGGTGAGTCCTGCCGCACCGCGGGTGCCGACGGTGCCGTCGGGCCAGGCGAGTGCGGTTGCGGTGAGGGACAGGTCGAGGCCGCCGACATCGGGCAGGGTGGTCGGGGGTGCGGTCACGGGTTGCCTCCTGGGTGGTACGGGAGCGGCCCGCCCGGCGGTTGCCGGGCGGGCATTGTCGATCATGCCTGGCCTACGTGCCAGAGCTGGCAGATGCCGCACCGATAGGCGTTCAGCGTGGTGTTTCCGGAGCGCATCTTGTCGGCGCCGGTGCGCAGGATCTGCCGGGCGTGGCCCCTGGCCTGCCACTCCGCGGCGTGGCCGATCTTGGGCTTGCCGCCCGTGGAGTAGTGCTGGCGCGGATCCTGCGGCAGCAGGCATTCCCTGCAGACGCATTTCGGTCCGTGTGGGTCTCGACTCATCGGCGTTCCCGCAGCGCCGCCTCGATGCGATCGAAGCTCTCCTCGGCCTCTCCCGGGGGAAAGCTCACGGGCAGCGAACGGCACATGCTGAGCATCCATCGGCGCAGCTTGTCCACGTCGGCCAGCGCGACGGCGGCGCGATCGCTGATGCCGTTGCGCGCCTCGGCGGGGGTGCCCGTGTGCTCGGCGGCGTTCTGGCCACAGCGCGGGCACAACTCGATCTCGGCGACCCACGGCCGCCCGCAGGTGCGCGCCTCGGCGGGGGTGGTGGGCTGGTCGTCGAGATCACTATCGGGGGCGCCGGAGATGATGCTCGCGCCGTAGCCACCGCAGTCGTTCATCGTATCGGTGCCGAACGTGTCGATCACGTCCCGTCGATGCGCCGGAGTCATCGCGTTCCACTCGGTCCGCGGGATCTCCATGCGCTCGGTCGTCTCGATCATCTGCTCGACGTGCGCTTCGATGATCACCGGCTCGTTGTTCTCGGCGGGGGTGGTGGGCGGGTACGGGTAGGGCTCTTCGCCCTTGGCGAATTTGGCCAGCTCGGCGCGCAGTCCGGTCGCGTAGGCGTTGTACTCGGGAGTTCCTGGCGGGAACGTGGGCGCGGCGAGCATGCCATCCGGCTGGCCCCAACCCTGCTCCCCATCGTCCGGCCCGCCCCAGCGGCCATCGACGGCGCGGGCATGGGCCGCATCACGTTCGATGCGAGCGTCCCGCTCGTTGTATGCCTCGACCAGCGCCTTTGCCCTGTCGCGATCGGCCGTCTCACCGGAGGCGACCAGCTCGAACGCCGGCACCGCGGCGGCCATATCCTGATCGCCCGCGGCCTTGACTGCCGCGCAGAGCCTGCGGTGCGTGTCGTTGATGACCTCGGTGCGCCGCGCGTCCATGTCCAGCGCCTCGGCATACGCCCGGTCAATCTCACCGCTGCACGCCTCGTCCCACACCTGGGCGGGCGTCGTCGCTACCTGGTGGACGCCGTGACTGCGCTTCGCCTCACGCAGGATGCCGCGGTCCATCAGGGCGACCACGGTGTTGACGCCGGTGCCGCGCCCGCAATCGCGCACCGGATCGACGTTCCCGTGCTGGTTCAGCGCACGCACCAGGCGCTGCATCGCGGGGGACAGCTTCACCTCGCGGTCCAGGACGTGGGAGAAGGTGTAGCCACGATCGTCGATCGGGAAGTTCGGCATCTGGGGCCTCCTCGTTGGTGGAGACCCCAGACTAGCAAACTGTCACGCGACGTGTCAACTGTCGTGGGCTGGTGCCGGGAAGGCGAGTCGATCCGGGTGGGCTGGACGGGAAAGTCGGCTCGGTCAGCAACGCGGTTGGGCCGGATAGTCAGCCGGTCGACGGCGGCAGTGGGCTGACCACGCCGGTCTCGGCGGCCTGTGCGGCCCGCTCGTCGGCAACATCCTTCGGCACCAGCGGCACGCCGCGGTCATCCTGCGGCGCCGCCGTCGGCGTCGTCACCGACTGCACGTAGAACGCCCAGGCACCGCCGACGACCGCCCAGGCGAGGGCGACGATCGCGACCGCCTTCACCGGGATCAGGTCGACGGCGCCGGCACCGCCGAGGAATGCGAGCACGGCGGTGTTGAGCACGCCGTAGAACAGCACCGGCCGCGGGCGGCTACCGGCCGGGGAAGGGGAGTTCGACACGAGGGGCCTCCAGTGGTGGGGGTACTGCACGGTGGGGGTGGGCGGTGCTCGGGTAGTCGCCCAGGACAGGGATGTCGAGCCTAGATCAGTCGGTTTCCGTGCGGTTGGCCTGGCGCTCCCCCAGCACCTGCAGCCGGTACCGCCACCATACGATCCCGGCGAGTAGAACGGAACACAGGCAGAGCGTCTCCTCCAGGCCCGGCCAGGCACCGAACACCCGTCGCGACAGCGCCAGGGTGAACAGCAGCTCCAGGCACACCATGAACGCCATCACGTGCCGGCCCCACGGATGCGCCCGCCAGTCGGTGCGCACGTAACGTGCCAGGAATGCCAGGCCGCCTACGTCGGCGGCCACGTATGCGGCGAGCGTGATGGCCTCCAGCCACGGATGCAGCAGGTGTGCCACGGCCAGGCCGACCACGGCGAGGACGGCGGCCACCGCGGCGAGGCGCAGATCCCGCCCCCGCGAGGAGGCGCGGTGCCCGCGCGGCAGCACCGCCGGTGGATCGGCGGCCGTCGGTTCCGGGCCTGTGTTCATGTGCGTCTATCCTTTGGGGTGGTGCGCGGACCGGGCCGGGCGGGTGGTGAACAGCTGTTCCATCGACTCCGAGAAGTGGTTGCGTCGGTACGCCTCGCGCAGCGAGTCGGCGACCCTGGCGGTGCGCTGCACCGCTGTGCGCGCCTCCCCGAGGTCGACGGTAGCGCGCTCGATCGCGTCGAGGGCGCGCTGCCGGTCGGCCTGCACCCGCTCCGATTCCCACGGCGGCCAGCCCCAACGCCATGGCATCGCGGTCACTCCCCGCCGGACTGGGCGGCGGCCGGGCGCCGGGGTGGCCGGCGCGGCGACTGCGGCAGGGCCTTGACGAACGCCTCGAAGGTCTCCATGGAGTCAGTCTGCCTTCCGAGCTGCTCCAGGGTGAGCCTGGAGCGCTCACGTTCGATGTCGAGCGCTTTCACGGTGGCCTCGTGGGTCCGCTGGGGGACGAGGCGTCCCGTGTACACCATGCGCGCCACGTAGAACGTGACCCAGAAGGCGACCGCCCAGCCGCTGCCGTCGAGCACCCCGCCGAGCGGCACCGCCGTCAGAAATTCCACGGAGCCCCCGCTCTTTGCCACCCTGCAACGATTCCCGGATCTTGAGCCAGGGTACCGGCCGACCTGCCGGGTAACCAGCACAGCCGGACCGGAGCCCTTACTCAACCTCCGATCAGGAATCCTCGGAGAGGTTGGCGCCCTTGTATGCCGCGTCGACCAGTACGGCGCGGACCGCCGGGGTCTGCAGGGCGGCCAGCACGGCGGTGTTGAGCGCATCCTGGGAGACCTGGCCCGCCTGGATGGCATCGACCTTGGCCGTCAACGCGCTGAGATCGATCAGCGCCTGCTGCACCCCCCGCATCAGGAGGTCGGCTCGCGAGCCGACCGGCGGCGGGTTCTTGGTCGTCGCACCGGGGGCGCCGTACCACCAGTCCCGCTCGTTGGAGACGTCGGCGAACACGTCACCCACCGTGTTGCCCTTGCTCTGGTTGCCCTTGACCTGCTCGGCCTGTTCCATGTCGCCTCCGATGGTCGGCCACGGCTGCGTGCCGTCGGCCCTGCTGTCCCCGACCACCGACAGGTGGCCGTGCGTGAAGTGCCTGTCGCTGCCGCCGTACGGCCGCCACGTCCAGGCTGGATACGTGTGGCCGTTCTCGGTGACCTGGTGGTTGCTGAAGATCTCCCCGTTGGAGATCCCGTACTTCGCCCGCGCGTCCCGGGCCCGACGGATGTCGTCGAGCACCCGGTGTGCGTCGAGCCCGAGATCCGGCCGGTTCGGGAAGTCGGCCGCGGTGACGATGTCGTTGCCCCAGCCGGGGAAGTCGTGCGGGGTGTGGTCACTCATCGGATCGTGCGCGGCGTCGCCGAGCATGCCCCACGCGTCGACCGCTGTTGCCGGCGGCGCGGCGCGCGACCCGGCCTTGAGCTGTCTGTGCCACACCGGTAGGGATGCTGCCGGCCTCCATGCCATGGGTTGCCTCCTGTTCGTGGTGGTGCTGCAGCTATTGTGCGCCGAACATGATGGTGATCTTGCGTCGGTTGAACGTCCCCGTCGATGCCGTGTTGACGCGATACACGATGCAGGCGTTGTAGGCACTGCCCGGGGTGAGGCCGGTGACCAGGTCGTGACCGCCGTGCTGGCCCTGCTGGCCGGCACTGTCGGACTGGAAGGTCGAGGCGATGTTCTCGTCCGAGGGCCGGAACACCGAGCCGGATCCGACAGTGCTGCCGGTCTTCACCTCGAATTCAATGATGGTGAATGCGCCAGCGGTGCCGTTGCGGCCGCTGGCCTGATAGAGCACGACGACGCTGCCGGTCGCCGGGGCGACGAACGCGATGCCGCAGATCAACGTGGTGGTCAGCGAGTTGGTAAATGTCGTGCTCGTCGTCGTGCCGTCGGTGATCGCCGAGTCCTTCTGGCGGGTCGTCGTCGAGCTGGCCTGGTCGTTGACGGCCTCGGTGATGTCGGACACCCACTCGGGGCTGACCACTCCGCCCTCGCCGGGGCCGATGATCGGGAATGCCACGGTCACGGCCGTCTCCTAGTCGCTGCTCGGCCCGACGAGGGACCGGCCGACGAGGCCCTCCCCGACGATGCAGATGGGGTACGTGCGGCGCAACACGAGCTGCTGCGTGTAGTCGGCGCCCTTGCCGGCGTGTTTGACGCCCTGCAGCCGCCACAGGCCGCCGGTGGCGCCGGTCACCGCGTCCCGGGCCTCGACGAGGTCGCCGGGCTGCCGGCGCGGGTCGCCGGTGACGGTGACCCCGGTCGAGTCGTCGCCGACGGTGACGACCGGCCGGCGCAGGTTGTCGAGCAGGTTCTGGGCGAACCGGCGGGCGGCGGCGTCCTGCTGCACCCCGGGCGCCGACGTCTCCAGGGCCCGCTCCCCGCGCGGGTTGATCACGTCGGTGGCGGTGACGTACATCGCGGTCTTCACCAGCGGGATGCCGGTCATGCACATGGCCGGCACGCTCTCGTCGTTGGCCAGGTAGAGCACGGCACCGGCGGTGTTGACGAACCGCACCGTGACCCCACCCGGGTCCCAGGCGGTCACGGTGACCGTCACGCCGGTGGTGTATTCGGTCCCGGTGCCGTCGGGCAGGGTGTTGAGGGTCACGTATGACGCCGAGGACGACAGCGCGTCGCCCGCGGCGAACACACCGCTGTCCAGGTTGATGGTGGGATACAGGTGCCCGACCGGGTTCGGGAAGGTGAACCGCACATCGGTGGTGCCGGGCGCGACGATCACGTCAACGCCGCTGGCCATCTCGAACGTCCGACGATATATCCCGGATTCCACCGAGTAGCTGGGGATCTCCAGCCTCGAATAACTGACCTTGATCGCGGTGCGGATCTTCGTGGGGTCGGCGTCGATGTCGAACTGGGCGGCGTTGAGGTCCGTGGCCAGCAGGTCGTCGATGACCTGCTGCGCATCCTGCACCCACCAGCCGAGCGGCAGGTATTCGAATGCGTCGCTCTCGTCGCAGCGCATCATCGCCAGCTCGCTCTGCGCGTAGTCGGCGATGATCCTCCACGCCTCGCGGGGTTCCGTCTCGACGACCGCGTTCAGCTCGTTGCTGGACAGCTCGACCCGGGCCGTCGGCGCGAAGCTCGCGTCGTTCCTCCACAGTGGATAGTTGTCGACGTTGGCCTGTACGCCACTGGACAGGGTCAGTTCCGCGAAGGGCAGGTAGCTGAGCACGAACGGGCTGCCGTCGGTGCTGTACCACGAATCGTTGGGCGGGAACGCCGCCTGTGCCATCGTCAACGTCGTCGCTTCGACGGTGCCGTCGAGGTTGACCCAGAGCCGGTCGGTGACGCAGTCGTAGGCTGCGCCGACAAAATGCCAGCCGCCGTCGGTGGGCAGGGTGGCGGTCGACGTGAGGGTGCGGGTGTTCGCCCCGTCGTAGACGGTGACATACACCCGGCGGGCCGTATTGACACCGAGTTGTGCGTACGGGTTGCCGATGACCGTCGTGGTCAGCTGCATGCCGAACAGGCGGGAGACGGTGCCGGATCCGCCGGGGGCGTGGTTGACGTCGGCGCTGTCGCCTTTCACCCATGCTTCGAGCCGGGCGGCGCTGCCGGCCTGCGACAGTACGTCGGCCTCGCCGCCGCCGAGGGTACCCAACGGCAGCTCGGGCTGGTAGGCCCGCCGGGACAGGGTGGCGGTCAGCAGCAGGTCGGGCGCGGCCACGTAGGGTCCGTGGATCCAGTTCAGCTCGGTGGTGAAATCCCCGAGCGGCCCCCGGGTCGGGTCGATCTCCAGGACGCGCCACGTTTCGATGGCGCCGCTGAGGTTGTTGCCACCGGGGTAGCCGCCGTCGAGGAACCGCCACAGGCCGCCGTGCATCGGGCTGTACCAGACGGTGGCGCCCTCCCGAATGCCTGGGCCCGCGTTGATGCCGCACTGGAACAGGCACCAGGAGATGGGCCACGAGGCCCGCATCGCCGCCGCGTACGTCTGGACGACCGCGGGCGGCTGGACGAGCCGCATGAGGGCGAGCCGGGTGGCGGAGATCGTCTGCAGCTTCGCCGTCCCGCCCTTCACCGGCGTGTTGATCATCTGGCCGGTGAAGAGGCGGACGTACTCGGGGCCACTGGCGGTGACGAGACCCACATCGAGGGTGACCGGGGGCAGGTCCCGCTCGAAGCTGTAGACGGGGCTGTCGGTGCGCAGCGGCGACCAGTAGGCGGCGGCCGACATCGGCACCCCGCTGACCACGCGGCCGCCGAGATCGGCTTCGAGCTGCGGCACGCTGGCGCCGGAGACGAAACTGACCGTCCCCGGATAGCCGTCGTCGAGGCTGTGCTCAACCGCCCAGGTTTCGCCGACCTGCGACGACAGGTCGTCGATGGTGCCGTCGCCGTCGTAGCCGTCGCCGGTCCAGTCGGTGCGCAGCCGGGGCGGCATCCAGGTGCGGTGGCTGACCGCGGCCGCGTCGAAGTCGCTGCTGGCGTCCTGCATCAGCCACCCCCGCCAATGATCATGAGACGTCCTCCTGGAGAACGACGACCGGGCCGGCGCGCAGCTCCGGCGACAGGAACGGCCACGCCTCCGGCAGGCTCACCAGCCGGACCGGCCACACGCCGGTGCCGGGCGTCCACAGCGTGTCCGGGGCGCTGCCCTCGTTGAGCATGAACCGCCGGAAGTAGCCGATCGAGCCGATGGAGGCGCCGGAGGTGTAGTGCACGTCCATGTCGGCGTACGCGGCCCCGACCGGCGCACTCGCGGTCGCGACGAGCTGCGTCCACGCGCCCGACGAGCTGGCCACCGGCGTGCCGGACGTCACCGACCCGGTGAGCACCCCGGCGGCGTCCCGCCAGTACAGCCGGGGCGTGTAGGTGACGATCGCGTCGGTGCCGCCGCCGCGGACGTAGCAGGAGAAGCACAGAGCCCGGCCGCTGACCACCGGGACGCCGGAGCCGAACGTGCTGCTCGGCCAGTCGACGGTGAGCGCGGAGGCGGCGATCGGGTCGGTGTTGTTGAACGTCCAGGTGAGGCTGCGCGGCCCGGCGTCGCTGAACGTGCTGCTCGACCCGAGCCCCATGGCGGTGGGGGTGGCGCTGAAGTTGTCGACCAGGATGTTGACGGTGCCGTTGCTGTTGCTCGTCTCCCGGCGGGCCCCGACGCCGGCCAGGTTCCCGGTGGTCAGCGACGCGTCGGTGCCGGTGCTCTGCCAGGTGAGGGGCGCCGTTCCCGTGGTGACGTTGTAGGCGTAGGCGCGCAGGGTCGTACCGGACAGGTCGAAGACGACCTGCCACGTGTCACCGGCGGCGTGCGCGGCGAGGGTGAAGTTCGCCCCCCCGGTGGTCAGCGCAAGGCTGCTGCCGGCCACCCGCTTGGTGATGCTGAGTGTGGTGCTGCCGCTGGCGGAGAAGTTCAGGGCGGCTTCGTAGTAGTTGCTGCTGTCGGTCCAGCGGCCGGGGACGCGCAGGATGATCGACGCGCCGGTCGCCACCACGGGCAGCGTGAACTGGGTGACGATCGTCTGGTTGGGGCATCCGGTGTCGACGGTGGCGTAATACAGGTTGTTGATGGTGACGGTGCTGATCTGGCCTGCGGTGCCGGTGGTGCTGTAGTGCGCGGCTGTCGACGTGATGGCCCAGGCGTGCCCGGATGTGGAGGTGCCGAAGCCGTTGGAGACGATGCCGCGGTTGAACGTGTCGGCCGGCGGCGTCTCGGTGACAGCAAACCCGGCAGCGTCGTTGGTGACGCTGGTTGCGCCGGACACGTTGGCGGGCAGCATGTTGCGCTGGCCGGGGTTGAGGAACGCGAACGGCCCGGGGCCTTCGTGGCCTTCGGCGAACGCCTGCATGATCGCGAAGTCCTCGCGGGTCAGCTGCTCGTAGTTGATCGTGTAGGTGCGGGCGCCGCCGACCATCTGGTCGATGGCGTAGCCGCCGACGCCGAGTTCGAAGACGGAGATGCGCCGCTGCCGGGTGCCTTCGACGGTGCCTTTCGGGGACCGGATGGCGACGAGGCTGCCGGGGCGGCCCAGGTACATGCGGTTGTCGGTCATCGCGTCGTCGTCCTCCCGGTGTTGACCCAGCCGTCGCGGGTGCGGCTGCCGACGGCGTTGGCGCTGGCCACGGCGTCGGGGTTTTTGGCGATGTAGAGGGGGACGGCCTGGCGGATGCCTTCGCCGAGGTCGGCGACGAGGGTGGTGCCGCCGACGCTGACGTTGGGTGCGGCGACGTTGACGGTGGGGCTGAACCCGCCGGTGATCATGTTGGCGGTGGCGCCCAGGTACCGCTCGAAGCTCGGCTGGGTGTCCTGCATGCCCTTGACGACGCCGGGCAGGATCCAGCGGCCCACCTCCATGCGCATCACCTTGGAGGGGCTGGAGATGCCGAGCGCACCGAGGAAGCCGTCTTTGATCTTCTGGGCGGCGCGTCGGGCCATGTCGACCGCCCACGACAGGGTGTCGGCAATGCCGTTGGCGAGGCCGTGCAGGACGTCCCGACCGGCGCCGTACAGCCACGAGCCGGCGCCGCTGAGCGCATTCTTCACCGCACCGGGGATACCGCGGATCCAGCCCATGACGGCGTTGAAGCCGTCGCTTGTGGCCCGCTTCGCCCAGTCCCACGCGGCGGAGATCTGCCCGCCGATGGCGGAACCGATCGACGACAGGGCGCCCCATGCCTGGCCGGGCAGCGCGCGCAGGTTGGCGACGCTGCGGGCGATGCTTTCCCTGGCGTAGTTGACGGCCCAGTCCCAGGCGCTGGAGATTGAGGTCATGATCGCCGAGCCGACCTGCGACATGAACGCCCACACCTGGCCGGGGAACGCCTGCAGGTTGGCGACGCTGCGGGCAATGCTCTCCTGGATGTAGCTGACCACCCAGTTCCAGCCGTCCCGGGCCCAGCCGGGGACGTCGGTGACGAAGAATTTGTAGAGGAGGCCCCCGGCGTAGCCGACCATGTAGAAGAAGCTGTCGTAGATCCGCTGGGCCGCGGTGGAGATCATGCCGGGGATGCCCATGATGAACGAGCCGATCCGGCCCGGCAGCGCACCCAGCCAGGCCAGGACGGCCCCGCCGCCGCTGACGATCGACGACCAGAGGCTGCTGAACCAGCCGCCGACTGCGGAGCCGACGTCGGAGAAGAAGCCGGCGATCGCTGACCACGCGGAGGCGACGGCGCCGGACACCGACCCCCACAGGTCGGCCGCCCACCGGCCGACGGCCCGGCCCATGTCGGCGATGTCGTGGCCCAGCTCCTTGAAGAAGGGGCCGATGCCGCGGACGAACGCGAACACGGCGTTGAGCGCCTTGTAGGCGCCGACGGTGGCGGCGATGAGGGCGACGAAGGCGTTGCCGGCCCAGTGCACCATCACGCCCAGGTTGTGCAGGGTTTCCTGACCCTCCTTGGACTTCAGGTACAGGTTGACCTTGGCGATGGCGTCGGCCATGCCGTTGAGGGTGTCGGTGCCTTCGTCGCCGAACGAGCCGAGCAGGGTGACCGCGAACTCGCCGAGGCCGCGCAGGACGGCCCACAGTTTCTTGCCGGTGTCCCAGGCGCGTTCCAGCCAGCCGTTGAGCTTGCCGTCGGATGAGATCTGGGTGAGCCAGCCGGCAAGGCTGGCGATGCCGTCACTCATGGCCCCGAAGAGTCGTTCAACCCACGGCAGGCTGGCCTGGACGAGATGGCCGATGCCGTCGAACAGCTGAATGAGCGTGGGGCCGAGCCGGTCGAGGATGCGCGCGGTTGCCGCGAACAGGTCGTTGATGCCCTGCACGGCCCGCGGTGTCGACAGCAGGCCCGCGAGTCCCGCCACGATGCGCCCGAGGGCGCCCGCCACGGTGGTCAGCCCCTTGCCAAGGGTGGGGATGAGCGCGGTGCCGAGCTTCGACAGCTGCCCGACGAGCGGCCCGAAAAAGGCGTCCTGCACGGACGTCTTCAGGCCCTTGAACAGGGGTTTCAGGCCGACGATCTCCTTGGCGACCTTGCGCGCGTTGGGCGCCAGGCCCTTCAGGGCCTCGTTGAACTTGTCGACGTCGCCGGACAGGCCGGCGCCGACGGCCTCGCCGAAGCCTTTCAGGGCAATGACGAGGGGGGCGACCGCGGCGAGCAGAACTCCGATGGCACCGGGAATGAGGAGTAGCGCCGCGGAGAGCTGCAACAGTGCCCCGGCGAGGCCGAGGGCCAGGGGGATGAGCAGCGAGAAAGCGGCGATCGGCAGCACGCCGCCGATACCCCCGGCGACACTGCCGATCTGGGAGAACACGCTGGAAATGCTCTTGAACGCCTGCCCGGCCTGCTGCGCGCCGGTGCTGATCGCGTCGGCGAACCCCGAAGCGAACGTGCTGAAGAATTTCGATGCGCTGGACATCAGGCCGGAGAACAGCCGGCCGGCGCCGCCACCGGAGCCGCCGGGGATGAGCGCACTCAGCAGGCCCTTGCCGCGCCCACGGCCGACGCTGCGGAACAGGTCCAGGAACCGACTGCTGATGCTGCGGCTGCCGGCGCGGACCTCCCGGTCGCCGTCCTCCATGAGCTGCTTGAACGGGTTGAGGGCCCGGAACTTGTCCATGAGGCCGGTGGAGAACTTGCGGCCGGACTCCTCGCCGGACTTGGCGAACGCCTTCTCCTCGGCGGCCAGCTCGCCGTCGACCTCTTTGAAGAAGCTCTTGACGTCTTTGAAGGCGCCGTCGGTGTCGGCCTCGATGTCGAGGTATCCCTGCGCGATCTCGAAGCCCTTGCCGGCCACCGGCGCCCCTCCCTTCGTTCACGTCGTGCTGCTCGCCTGCCCCGTGGTCAGCCGAACTCGATCATTCCTGCGGCCGCGGCCTCGGCGAAGCCGGGGATGGTGCCCAGTTCCCCCGCGGCGACCGGGATGATCTCCCGGCCGGTGAGGCCCTGCGCCTCCTTGCGTTGCTCCTTGTCGTACAGCTCCCGTTCGGCGATGGCGCGGATGGCGCCGTGGTAGGCGGGGAGTCGGCGGGCGAAGCGGAAGAATTTCCCCGCCTCCATCTCCCACATGTTGTCGATGCGGTGGACGGCCGACATGTCTGATTCAACGTCGTCGATGTAGTCGCGGACCCAGGCGATCTCCCCGATCCGCTCGGTCAGTTTTTTGCAACCCCCTCCAACGCGCCCATGACCTTGACCATGACCTTGTTGAGCACGGCCTGGAGATCCTCGGGGCGGAGGCCCTTGAAGCCGACCAGGGCTTTCCAGCCGTCGTCGCCGATGACCGACTTGAGGAGGCGGCCGACGGCGACCCATTCGCTGTCGTGGGTGGCGGCGTCGAGGAACACCATGGCCAGGTGGGGGGTGAACTCGACCGGCACGCGGTATTCGACGCCGTCGAGGCTGAACAGCTTCTCCGTCTCGACCGGGTCGGCATCGCCGGTGTGGAAGTCGAGGTCCCCGTCGGGTGTCGGGGCCGCCTTGGCGGTCTCGTAGAAGTTGCGCAGCTCCGGCGGCACGTCGTCGAGGGCGGTGTGTCGCCGGGCGGGCGCCGCCTTCTTCACCGGCGCCCGCCTTGGCGTGGATGTGGTCTTCCCTGCGGTCTTCGCCGCGGCTTTCGTCGCGGTCCTGGCTGCCGGCATGGGGTTGCCTCCCTTTGGTGGAACGGTTTAGAGCTGCGTTACAGTAGCCATTCAGAGACCTGGATATCAGGTCTCGTCGATGATCCTGAACGGGCTCACGGTGTCGCTCACGTAGTGGCTGGTGAATGTCGCCGGGACCAGGGTGAGCGAGTCCTTCTTGTAGGCCAGCTCGATGTTTTCCGTCGAGATCGCCTTACGCAGGATGATCCGGCGCCGCTTCGACACGCCCGCCGCGCTGGCCGGCGCGTAGCCGTCGAACAGCACCGCGAGGTAGACCGGCTGCAGCTCCGTGCCGTCGTACACCGGTTCGTAGTAGGAGTAGCCGGCGCCGGTGGTGATCGTGCCCGAGTTGAGGCCCAGCGTGAAGTTCTGCAGGGTCGCCTCAGCCAGGTTGGCCTGCACGCTGAGCTGCCGCTCGGTCATCTTCGTGCCGACCCGGTCGGCGAGCTGGTCGACGCGCATCTCACTGAACGTCTGGTCGATGGTGACGGTGATGCCGTCGGAGGTGAAGCCGGTGTACGTCCACGCCGACGCCTGTGGCGCCGAGTTGACCGCGGCAAGGGCGGGCTCAAATGCTGCAGTAGCCGAGAAAAGGCCGGTATACATCCGACCCGCCCCCTGGATGACCTGGTAAGCCGCGCCGTTGGCCATTAGTGTCCCCTTTCTCGGGGTGATTTATCTGCGCCAATGCGCAGCAATTCTTTTGACGCCATCACGGCGTCACCGTCCAGGTGGTGCCGAGGCCGTGCCAGACGATCTCCACGTCGAAGCCCACGTGCGCGTAGTCGGCCGGATCGGCGGTGCGCCGGGCCGGGTCGGTGAGCGCCCGGAAGCCGGTGACGCGCACGTCCGGGTACCCGGTGGGCAGGCTGACCACGGCGTGCGTGTCGTGGGTCTCGGTGTCGAGGGTGGCGGCGATGATCAGCTCGGCGAGGTCGAAGGCTGCCGGCCACGGCGGGCGCTTGCTCTGGCCCTTCGAGGTGTAGATGTCGACGCTGGCCACGGAGGTGCGCAGCGGCACGTAGGGGCTGATCGTGCCGTCGATGCCGGACACCTGCACGAAGCCGGTGGTACCCCAGGTGAGCTTCCCGGTGTTCTCGTCGGGGCCCTGCAGGACCATGCCGACGGCGACGTCGTAGGCGGCGACCATGGCGCGCAGATATGCCGCGGCGACGATCTCGGGGTTGGCGCGTTTCGGCACCACGGGCGTGGTCACCGAACCGCCGCCCGGCCCAGCGCGCGCTTGCGGTACAGGGCGCGGCGCATGAAAAACGTGGGCCTGTTCCCCGGGTGCCAGACCTTGGGACCGAAGTACTCGCCGGTTTCGACATTGTGCAGTGACCAAGGGCCGTGGCTCTTGATCCAATGCGCTGGAGATCCATACTCTTGACTGTGCCAATGGTCCGTGCCGACGATGACGACGCCGTGCAGCCTGCCCGGATACCGGGTGCCGATGCTCTCGACGAGATCCCCGGAGTCGACCGGGCATTCGGAGATCGCATCCCGGGCGACCGCCTCGGTGATGATCTTGACCTGGGCGCCGACGTGGGCGAGGAACCAGGCGTCGAACTCCGGGTTGCGCCGGATGCGCGCCATCCTCACCACCCCCTCTGCGGGTTGCGGCCTACCCTGCCGCCGGTCTGCCCGGCGTCACACCGTATGTCAATATTCGAACGTATGTTCGGATATCTGGTGATCAGGTTACACGCTGCAGGTCAGCGCGCGTAGAGGCCAATCCGACGTGCCCGCGGGGCTTCACGTCGGTGGTGACGTAGAACAGCTCGCCGGTGCGCTCGTCGCGGAACCGGTCGCCCTTGCGCAGGTCCAGGACCCGCCACAGGCGCAGCGTGTACCGGCGGGGCGTGTCGCTGCGCCCCGAGGCGGGGCGGCCGCCGGTGGCCGGCAGCTCCAGGATCGAGGCGGGCACCCCGCTGGCGATCACCTCCTCGGTGTCGACGCCGTCGCCGTACTCCTCGTAGGCGTCCCGGGCGATGCCGCGTAGCTGGCTGACGGTAGTGGTGGCGGTGAAGCTCACGAGATCACCGGCCGTTCCACGGCGGCCGGGTGCGCCCGGTCTGCGCGGGCCTCGTCGCGGGCCTGCGTCAGGTGGTCGCACCTCGGGCAGGCGCACACCGCCGGGCAGTACTTGCAGTGCGGCGGGCCGAAATCGCCGCGGGCGAGCTGCTTGACGCCGCACTGCCGGTGCTGGCCGTGCTGGCAGGCCGTCGAAATGTAGGCGTGGGCCTCCCCGTCGGCCAGCAGGTGCGGGGCGGTCACCGGGAGCCTGCCGGCGGCGAGGCGCCGAACGGCAGCGCACTCCACTCGTACTGGTCGTCACGGACCGCGGAGTCCCGGTTGCCGTTGTCTGGGACGCGCCGTCGCGACCAGTTGCCCCGGCCGACCCGGATCTGGTGCTTCCACGACAGCCGGGCCAGGCACCGCGCGGCCAAGGGGGCCAACAGGTGGGCGTTGGCGCTGGCGTACTGCGCGCTGAGCCCGTCCTGGGAGATGCCCTCGACGTCCATCGCGTCGAGGACGTCGGGGTGGGAGTCCAGCCAGGCGCCCTGGAACGCGACGGCCTGCTGCAGCAGCCGCAGGTTCCGGCTGGACACCATCTCGTCCTCGGACGCGAACTCCGTCGTCCCGGCGAACAGCTCGATGATCACCTGCGCGAGGTTGAGCGCCCCCGGGGTGACCTCGCGCATGGTGATGTCGAATGCCTCTTCGACCGTTGCCCAGGCCATCGCGGCCCCCGTCCTGTCGTGGTCAGCGCGTCCGGCGCAGCGGCACCTGGTAGATGACGGTGCGCCGGCCGTCGCTGTCGGCGCTGTAGCCGATCCGTTCGCCGACGGTCGGGCCGCCCTTCGGGTCGTGCCCGGCCGCCCGCGCGTGGTCGTGGGTTTCGGCGATGAAACGGAAGTGCATCTCGTCGGTCACGTCGTGCGCGATCGCGTACTCGTGGCGGTAGGCGCGGACGTCCCTCCCGCCGTGGTCGGCGCCGACCTTCACGAGCCCTTCGGTCGTCGAGGGGTCCGGCCGCCCGCCCCGGGTTGTCGACGGCGGCAGCGCCGCGGGCGGACCGGCCGGCGGCGGAGCGGAGGCAACCCGTTCCCCGCCACCGGCCGGAGTCGGTGGGGCCGGATCCGCCGCGGGGGTGGGATTGCTTGGCTTGTCGGATCCGGGCGGGGAGGGTGGGGGTCCGTTCGGCTTGTCGGGCTGCGGCGGGAGGGGGGCGCTCCGGGCGGGTTCGTCGTCGTCGGCGAGCAGGTCGACCTCTTCCGGGTCGTCGGCCGGGACGACGGTGTCGACGTCCAGGCCGTGCTGCACGTCGTGCGCCTTCAACCGGGTGATCAGCTCGGCGGCGGTGCCGTCGCCGGGCAGGCCGCGGGCCTTGGCGAGCCGCTGCAGGTCACGGAAACCTACCCGCGAGTAGTCGGGTTTGACGCCTGCCGCGGCCTCGGCGACCGGGTCACGTTCCGGGGGTGCTGTCATGGGGTGGTTGCCTCCTTCCCGGTGATCGTACCGAACGGGTGTGCGAAAGTCGCCGGTCACTCGCCGCCCATGATCATCAACCTTCCTGCATGTCGATCACCCCTGGCTGACGTGCATGAGTGGCGATGCGACGACGTGAGTCAGCGGCCCCGGCGTCACGTGGGTCAGGTGTGGTACGCCAGCCGGTTCGGTCGACGCGGGCGGGGCGGTCGTCGTGACGTGGCTGACCACGCGGGTGGGGCCGCTGGCCGCCTTCGAGCCGCCCGTGGTCGTGCCGGCGCGGGCCTGGACCGCGGCAGCCCCGGTGGCCGCCCTGCGCCCACTGGCGACGGTGACCGGGTGCGCGTACACGGTCGCCACGCCGGTGCCCCGGTGTTGCCCGGTGGCCGTGGTTGCGACCCGGGCGGCCGGGGCCGCGGATGCGGTCGCGACCTTGAAGCCGGTGGCGACAACGGCGGCGTGCGCGCTGACCACGGCCGCGCCGAGGTGGCCGGTGGCCGCAACCGTCGAGGAGCGGGCGGGCACCACGGCCGCGCCGGCGCCGGTTTTCGACCCGGCCGCCGTCGAACCCGGGTGGGCCAGGGTGCTGCCGGCGCCGGCGGCCACTTTGAGGCCGGTGGCCGCGACGACGGCGTGCGCCGACCCGCTACCGGCCCCGGTGGCGACCTTCCGGCCGGCGCCGGTGACAGCCGGGTGTGCGACCGCCGTGCCGGGCCCGGATGCCACCTTCTGCCCGGCGCTACCGGTCGCCGGGCGCACCGAGGGCGTGCCGGCCGCGGACGTGGCCTTCTGGCCGGCGGCCGTGGTGGCCGGGCGTGCGAGCGGCGCCGCGGCGGCGCTGGCCGTCTTCTGCCCGGCCGCCCCGGTCGAAGTGTGGGTGATGGTGTCCGCACTGCCCGATGCGGTGATGGCGGCGGCCGCACCGGCGGTGAATGTCGCCTGTCGGGCGGCCGCGAACTGCTGCAGCAGGTGCAGCGGGATCGACACGTAGAAGGAGGCGGCCGGGGGTGTCGACGGGGTCGTGCCGATGAGCGCCCCGAGCCAGGCCGTGCGCTTGTCGCTGCCGACACAGGTGGCGGTGACGCTGCCCGAGTTTCCCTGTACCGCCTGCGCGAGATCGTCGGCGGTAATCACCTGGTCGCCGGTGTCGAGACGCTCGGTGAAGCTGGCCGGCGGGGTCCACGCGCCGCCGCCCCAGTTGGTGGCGTAGAAGGCCAACAGCCGGTCCGGGCCGAGAGTGTTCAGGCTGACGGCGGGGGTGACGGTGCCGCTGATGTTGTCGAACGCCGTGCCGACAGGGGAGTCCCACGGGGAACCGGTGGTGACGCAGCCGGCGTAGCGGATCGCCGACCCGGCCCGGTAGGTGGACAGGTCGAGGGTGAAGTCGTAGGTTCCGGCGTCGGCGCCGCTGGCCCGCTTCCAGACGACGGCGAGCGAGTTGGATGCGCCGACGATCGGCGAACCCTCGGCGTGCACGAATCCGGCGGCGAGAGCGCTCAGGGTCCGCGCAGCGACGTCGATGAAGATCGGGATGACGATGACGTCGTTGGCGGCGACACCGGCGGGCACCGCAAAGCTGGCCGACGCGGAACTGCCCAGGAGGTGGGTGCCGATCGACCCGAACGCCGGTGCAGCCACAACCCCCGCCCCCTGCTCCCTAGATGGTTACGGCGTCGGCGAGGCGTCGGCGACGGGTCAGCCCTGCAGCGCCTGCCAGTCGTGCAGCCGGGCCGGGTGGACGACGAGGCCGCCCACTTCGGTCGGCAGGTCGTTGCCGTCGGAGTCGTGGCACGGGGTACCCGCCACGACACCGCACCGGCGGCAGTCGACGGTGGCGCGGGCCTGCTCTTCGTCGGTCATACGGCGACCTTCCGTGGTCAGTTCAGGATGAGGGCGGCGAGGTTGTTGGTCTTCACCGTGTTCGAGGCGCTCGACGCGCTGTAGGTGCAGGAGACGCCGATCGCCCGGGCGATCGTGGTGTCCCAGGTGACCGTACGCAGCGCCTGCGTGATCGGGATGGGGGTGCTCGTCCAGGCGGTCAGGGACGTGCCCAGCTTCAGCTCGCCGGAGCCGACGACCGTGCACGTGGTGCCGATCGTGCCGGCGAACGTGCCGAGCCACTCCATCTCCCACGGCCAGGCGGCGGCACCTGAGCCGGTGGCGATGACCGACGACAGCGCGATGTCGGTCGTGATGCTGGCGGCCACGGTGCCGATGTACAAGCCCAGCGTGATATTCGGCGTGCCGGTCGTGGAGAACTCGCCGTTGGTCTTGATCCACAGCTTCTGCCCCAGGCGCGGCACGTAGGCGCCGAACACCGGCAGGGGCTGCGGGCTGACATCCTGCTTCGTGGTGAACGAGCCGAACGACGCGCCGGCCGCGGTGTGGAACGGGTCGAGCGCGGTGGCAAAGCTGAAGTTCATGGCGCTCCTAGCCCGGCAGGGAGACGGTGAAGGTCGGCACGGTGTACTGCCCCTGCCCGGCGAACACCTCAGGCGTGAACTTCTGCACGTCGCCGTCGCCGATGGCCGTGATGTCGACCGCGGAGCCGCCGAGCGTGGTGGACACGCGGAAGGCGTCCGTGGTCAGCCCGGCTGCGATGACGAAGTACTCGGTGTCCTCGGACAGGCCGGTCGGCAGGGAGGCGCCGATGGTCGCCCAGAACAGCACCGAGTTGCCGGAGGCGAGGCCGTGCGCGGGGCTGAAAATGTCGTTGGCGGTGACCCCGGCCGAGTCGACGGAGACGGCCCGCCGGGCTGACGCGCCGGCCGGCGACCATGCCTTCTGGGTGCCCGCGGTGGATGCGTCGTAGTTGGCCACAGCCCGCACGGTGGTGGCTGCCGGCACGTCGAACGTCTTCGACGCGGACGACGCTTTGGCCCCGGCGGCCGCGGCGGAATACGTGAAGCTCTGCCGAGCGTAAGCCGGGGATCCGCCGGTCACCTCGTTGCCACCCGCGGGCGGAAAGCCGGTGTGCAGGGACATGAATGGTGTCGTGGTGAGCCCCGCGGCGACGGCGGAATCAAGCAGGGCATTCTTAACCGTATCGGGCAAAGTGGCAGTCATGCCGAAAATCCCTTCATTCCGCTATCTGGTGATGCTGCGCCGCAGCCGGGCGTCGCCTTCGGCGAGGCAGTCGGTTTCGGTGCCGTCGGTGATGATCAGGTCGTAGACCCCGGACCGCCAGGTCATGGTGTCCGTGTCGGTGTCCGGGATGGTGGCGGTGACGGTGCCCGTCGTCGTCTCGATGCTGACGTCGGCCTCGGCGAGCACCACGTCATCCTCGGCGCTGGCCCGCACCTGCATGGCGCCGGTCCAGCCGGCCAGGTCCCGCACCTCAAGCTGCAGGGTGTCGGGGTTCTCGACCTGGCAACGCACCGGCAGTTCGAAGGTGGAACCCTGCTTGACGACGATGTTGTGTGCGATCGCGACCACAGCCCACCTCCCCGGATGTGCGAAGACCGGCGGCAGCAGATGCCGCCGCCGGTCCTTTCCCCCGCCTGCGCTACAGGCGCGCCCGGGCCGCTGCCGGCCTCCGGGCGCCCTCGCGCGTTAGTCGGTGATGCGCTCCAGGACGGACGCGGCCTTCTCGTGCGTGAGCTTGAACGCGCGCCGGGTGCGGAACTTCATCGCGTAGTCGTCGGTGTCGTCCTGCGCGCGGGCGTCGTCGGTCAGGGTTTCCGGGCCGGACCGGTCGCCACGCGCGAGGTGCCGCTTGTTGGCGAAATACAGCAGGTCGTTGCCGGCCGGGCTGCCCGAGTTGGCCGCCGACGTCTTGCAGCCACGCGACCAGTAGATCGGCGTCTCGAAGAGGCTGTCCGGGGTGGCGTTGCCCGGCATCTTCGAGCCGCGCTGGAAGATCGGGCGGCCCTGGCCATCGACGCAGAGCCGCAGCGCGCTGCGCCAGCCGGGCGCCGCGATGACGATCATGTCGGCCTGGTTCCAGTACTTGCCGGTCTCGACGAGCTGGAACAGGTAGGAGAGCTTCTCGTACAGCGACGTCCCGAGCGGGGTCGTCGGCAGCGAGATGAGGTCGTCGTCCCACGTGGTGTAGTTGGCGTCCGCGACGTACGAGGTGGCGGAGTTGGTCGTCCGCAGCGCCTTGTAGGCCGAGGTGAACGGCGCGATCGCGGTGCCGTCCTCGGTCGCGGTAACGCCGAGGCACGCGTTGTCGAACACGTCGGCGTACGAGATGGCCCAGTCGAGGGCCTTCGTACCGAGCACGTCGAGGCGGGTGTTGGCGTCGGCCAGGTCGTCCTCATCGACGGTCACGCGGGCGATGAACCGCCGGGCGGTAAGGATGACGTCGTCGTTGGTCGAGGTGTCCGACACGTACGTGGTGCCGGCCTGGACGGTGATGCCCGCCGACCGCGGGATCGACTTCGTCTTCGAGTTCATGATCACCCGTCGCGCCTGCGACTCGATCACGGACTCGGTGAGCACCCGCTGAATGACGTTCGAGTCGTACTCGATCGGGATCCAGGTGGTGATGTTCATGTTGGCGCCACCGGCGGCGGCGTAGACCGGCTGACCACCGCGGGTGAAGCCGATGACGGTGCCGGAGACGGCCTCGTCGCGGTCGGTGGTGACGTCCCACTGCACGCGGGAGCTGGTGCGCTGCATGTCTTGTCCTCTCGCTCGCGCACATCGGGTGTCTTCGATGCTCGTCGCGAGCGAGGGAGGTAGCCAGGGCGGCCCGTCACGGGTAGCGCGGTGGTTTTCCTTACCTGATCAATGAAAATAGCACAAGCGTTTCATTGGGCCAATAGCCGGACATGGCACAGCCCCCGGCCAGTGGACCGGGGGCTGTGTTCGCCGGGGCGGGCGACGGCTTGTCAGAGACCCGGCTCGGCCGGCGGGGGCGGGGTGTCGGAGCCGTCGGCGTCACCGACGGCCACGTCGAGGTCGGCGAGCGCCGCGGTGGCCGCATCGAGCTTCGCGTTGGCCTGGTCGACGGCGGCCTGGCCGGTGGCGGTGAGGTTCTCCCGTTCGGCGTTCATCGCCGTGGTCAGCGCGACGAAGTCGGCGTGGATGTCGGCGGTCGTCGCGGCGAGCGCGTCGACCTTCGTGGACAGGGCGTTGACCTGCTCGGCAGCGGTTGCCATGAGCGCTCCTAGGTTGTCGATCTTGGTTTCGATGCGCTCGATCGCCGCGATCGCGTCGAGCACCAGCTTTGCATCGGCCAGGCTCACGGCGCACCTCTTCCGGCGTGATCGAACAGACGATGGAACGATACCGCGTCACCCGTCCGGGCGCGCTTCCTACACCCGACCGCGTTCGAACATCTGTGCGGCGATCTTCTCTTCCCAGGTCTTCGGTGCGGCCTGCTGCCGGCCGCGGCCGCCGCCATCGACGTCGCGGGCGCCCCGGCTGGCCCGGGTTGCGGTCCGGGCCGTGGCGGCCGTCCGGCGTCGGGCCGGCTTGCGCTCCTCGAACAGGTTCGGGAAGTCCTCCTGGAGCTGCGTGATGGCCTCTTCGATGCCGAGCAGCTCGAAGCTGTCGCCGTCGAGGTCCAGGTCCAGCTCGTCGGGGTCGATGGTGCGCATGATCCGGCGCAGCTGCCGGTCGTCGCCGGTGAACCCGGCGTCGCGCAGGGCGAGGCGGGCGGCGTGCTCGGCGAGGATCGGCATCAGCTCTTCGCGGGCTTTCTGCTCGCCGCGGCGTTCCGCGGTCAGCACCGCGCGGGCGTGTTCCTTGTCCCGCTGCCGGCGGCTGCGTTCGTCGTCGCCGCGGCGCGGGTCGTCCTCGTACTGGTCGACGTCGGCGGTGTCGTCGCGCGGGTCGACGACGTCGTCGCCGTACGGGTGTCCGGTTTCGGGGTCGATGCCGCGTTCGGTGAGCCAGGTGCCGAAGTCGTCGATGCCGAGCTTGTCGGCGTACTTGCCGATGCGGCGGCGTTTGCCGGCTTCGGCGTTGGCCCGCTTCAGCGAGCCGGTGACCCGGTCCCAGGTGGCCCGGTCCGGCGGGGTCCAGTCGGCGTCTTCCCCGTCCTCGTCCTCGCCGTCGTCCTGCTGCTGGCGCCCCCGGCGGGCCTTCCGCGCGGCCGGCTCGTCCTCGTCGTCGTCATCGTCGTCCGCGTCGTCGTCGGCGTCCCGACCCGAATCGTCGTCGTCGTCGAACTCGGGATCGTCGCCTTCGTCGTCACCGACCGCGAATTCGATTCTGCTGCCGCCGGAGCGGCCGCCCTGGGCGCTGTAGACGGGCACGCCGAGCACCGTGTAGGCGATCGGGGTGTAGGGCGAGGCAGAAGCCGCCCGTAGCCCAGGCTTGACTGCAGTGGTGGTCATCTCGACCGGCCTCCCTGTTCGCGGTGCCCGTCGCGGGCGTGACGTCGCGTCGGTGATCAGGGTAGCCGAACAGGCGTACGAACAACAGGAAGCCCCGCCCGGGTGGGCGGGGCTGGTCCTGGATGGTCAGGTGTTGTCGCGCTCGTCGGCGAATTCGATGCCGTCGTTGGTGTCGGGGTTGTCCCACCGGTCCGCGGTGTCCTGCGGGGCGGGCTGCTCGTCGGCGTCGTCGCCGTACAGCGGTTCGGCGGTGCAGGTCCGGACGTGCTCGGCGGCCTGCTCGGCCTGTTCCGGCGTGAACTCCTCGCCGCACCGGTCGCACACCGCGTCTTCGCTTTCGGCGTCTTCCGGGTCCTCGTCGTAGTCATAGTCATCAAAGTCGTCGGGGTCCGGACCCTCGTCGTACTGGGGGTAGTCCCAGCCGGTCGGCTCGCCGGCCTCGTTCCGGTAGATCTGTGCGCCAACTCCGGGGAACATCTGGGGCCTCCTTCGTGGTGGGATTGGTCAGTCGCCGATCGAGTACCAGTCGTTGCGATCGCAGCCGGGCGCCGAACAGGTGATGCGGTCGCCGTACGCCTCCTGCGTGGTGACCACCGTGTCGTAGCCCTTGCACTTGGGGCAGCGCGACACCGCGTACAGGTCAGGCTGACCACCATGGTTTGGTGTGCCGTCGGCATGCCGCGCAACGGTGAACGCATCCTCGCCGAGTTCCCACGGGCCGGGCCGGTACGCCGGGTCGGTGATGCGGTGGTCCCAGGCGGCCTTCACGGTGACGATCGGCTTGCGGCACGTGCTGCACAGGTGACCGGCATCCACGTCGGCGAGAACGGCCAGAACGACCTCGCCGTCGCGGTGCCAGATAGTGGCAGTGTCGATGGGCATCTGGGGCCTCCTCGTTAGTGGAGACCCCAGGCTAGCAAACTGTCACGCGACGTGTCAACTTCCGGGGTTGACGAGGTCGGGGTGGGCCATGTTGGCCTTGCGACTTCCGGTGTCGCCCTCGATGGCCTTGGAGTCGAGGTAGCGCCGCCGCAGCGCCTCCAAGAGGCGTTTGATGGTCTGCGGCTTCGACGCGCCGGCCTCGACGGTGACCTTGTTGTCCCGGGCGACGGCCCGCAGCGCGGGCGCGCTGTAGCCCTTGAGGATGTTCTCGGCGGCGAAGTCGGACGGGGCGTTGCGCAGGCTGTAGGCCAGGTCCGTCTCGCCTTCGATGCGGGGGCGGAGCCGGGCGCGGTCGGCGTCGGTGGCGCCGACGGGAATGGGCGTCGGGGTGGGCGCCCGCAGGGCGGCGGGCGCAGCCGCGCGGACGGCCGGAGCCGCCGTCTCGGTGCGCCCGCCCTGCGGGCTTACGCTTTTCCCAGGCTGGCCAGCCTGGCGACCGCGGCGACCGCGGCGGTGGCGCGGGCCGCGCGCTGCGGCCGCCCCTCCAACCTCCTGAGGCCGTCGAAGGTCCGTAGGCGCTGCTCGGCGGTGAACTTGGCCCAATCCTCGGCAGTCACCCGCTCGGCGCCGTTGAGTAGCCCGAACGGGCTGGAGTCGGTGCCGCGGGACGCGGCGATGAGGTCCACCCCGGCGCGGCTGACGCCGAGCCTGTCGGCCGTGTGGCGTTCGGCGGTGTTGTGGATGCCCTTGCGGATCTCGTCGAGGGGGGTGCGGGTCGGTGCGAGCATGCCGAGGTGCGCGGCGACCTTGCGCAGTTCGGGTGCATTCATGTCGGCGGCGAGCCGGTCGGCCTCGTCGGGGGTGACGGTGCGCAGCTTCGCCACGAACTCTTCCGGGGTGGCCTTCGGTGCCGCGCTGTGCACCTGCGGTCCGGCGGCTTGCTCGGCGCCGACCTTGCGCAGGATCTTCTCGTTAGGTCGGGTGGCGTGCATGACGCCCCGGCCGCCGGTCGGCGTGGTGTAGGCGACCTTGACGTTTTTGACGCCGACCTCCGTGACGATGCCCCGCCGATAGCGGCTGAACGTGTCGACCATGACCACGTCGCCGGCTTTGACCGGCTGGTCGGGTGCGGCGGCGAAGCCGAGCTGCCGGGCGTCGTCGTCGCCCCCGGCGACGGCCATCAGCTTCAGGGCCTCCTGGTAGGTGACGTCCCGGCCGAGCTTGGAGGTTTCGTGCCGGGCGGCGATCTCGATCTTGGCGGTGGCGCCGGTGCGGCCGCCGCCTTTCGGGGTGGGTGCGGTGTCGGCGACGTGCCGGAGACCTTCGCCGGTGATGTAGCTGCCGTTGACCCGCTCGCCGTCCTGGGTGGCCTCGGCCAGGTAGTTGCCCCGGATCAGCTCGCCGGTGATGTGGCCGGACTCGTAGGGGTTTTTGGTGCCCAGCTCCTTGGCGATGGCGTTGGCGTCCCTGGACCATTTGATGGCGGCGTTGACCTCGGTCTTGTCGGGGTCATCGACGGTGTATCCGGGCTGGGGACCGAGGCGTTCGTGGATGACGGCGGCGGTGCGGAGCAGGCTGTCACGGCCGTGGGACAGCTCGGAGCGGGGCCGGGTGTCGCCGCCGGGCTTCTTCGTCACGTTCGCCTCCGTGGCGGAGGTCGGTGCGACTCGGTCGGCCTTGATGTGGGTGGTGACCGTGCTGGCACCCTTCCCGGCGGTCCCGTCGGCGCGCAGCTTGGTGCCGCGCACCATGACGTTGCCGTTGCGGTCCGGTTCGCCCAGCACTTCGACGTCGGCCAGCTGGTAGGGCTGCTTGTACGTCAGGTCGGCCCCGGCCGGGACCGTGATGGTCGAGCCGTTCTGGATGCGGTTCACGTTCGCCTCCGTGGTGGGTGCGTTGCTCACCCCACCAGTATGCGAACTGTCACGCCGTGTGTCAAGTTGGCCGCGGCGTTCCGTCTCCAGCTTCGCCAGGCTCGCCTCGTGGCGCGCCCGGATGCCCGGCGTCAGGTCCGGCTTCGCGAGCGCGTCGCGGTGCTGCCGGATCTCCCGGTCGAGGGCCTCGCGGTCCAGTTCGGCGACCGTCTTGTTGCGGCCCTCGTAGCGATGGAACATGCGTCCGCTGATGCGGCGCGCATCGAGGCTGCCGCCGGTGCTGGCCGCCGTCTCGCCGTTGGTGAGGACGTCGGCGGCGTGGGCGATGGTGTCGGCCCAGCCCTCCAGGCGCGTCTCGCCGCTACCGTTCTCCGAGTGCACGGCATAGACCTGCTCGCCGTCGCGTACGGTCGAGGTGACCCACCCGGCGGTCTGGCCGTTGCGGTCGGTGACCTTGAACTCTCCGAACGGGTTGTCGGGGGTGTGCCGGATGCGGCCCACCTTGAGGTCGGACCGCTGCCCGGACGGCCCGGCCATGATCTTGCGGTACAGGTCGGCGTGGTCCATCCGGCCGTCGGCGATGGCCCGGATCTTGGCGCCATTGTCCTTCGGGTCCTTCGACTCCTGCAGGTCACTGACACGCTTCTCGGTGGCTGCGGTGCGGGCCTTGGCCAGGTTGGCGGTGCGCTTCTCCGCGGTGGCCGCACTGACCACCGGTGGGGCAGCGCCACTCCCCCGCTGCCTGCTGTTGATCCGGGCTCGCATGGCGTCCCAGCCGACGCCGTTGATCGTGAAGTCGGGGTTGCGGGTCTCGCCCCGGTCGACAGCGGCGAGCGCATCCGCGTACCGCCCGTCCTTCATTGCCAGGCGCGCCTGCTCGGCCACGTCGGCAGAGGCAGCCTTGCGGGCGGCCTCCTTCGCCCTACCGCCGTCTTTCGGCCCGTCGAGTACCCGGGGGTTGGCGTCGATGTGGGCGCGCACCGCGTCTTGGACGGTACTGGTGCCGTACTTCTTCTCCAGGGCCTGCAGGTGCCCTTCCGTGACGTACCGGGCGGTGTCGTCACGGCTGAGGTTGAGTGCGCCGCCGTGGTTGGCTGCGGCGTAGTCCTCGGTGGCCGCCTGGATGCGCGCCCGGTCGAGGGGCGCGATGGCGTCGCCCTTGCCCGGGGCGGCGGCGAGCGCGCCGCGCTTCGCGGCCGGGTTGATCCGGGTGCGGACGGGAGCGGCGGGCGCCTTCGCAGCCTCCGGCTTGACGACGTCGTGCGGCTGGATCCGGGTCTCGATCGTCCGGCCGTTCTGATCGACCCGGCTCACGTGCAGCGTCTCACCCGGTCCGGCGTCGCGGGTCACCGTGTACTCGCGCGGCTTCGCGCCGGGCGGCAGGGCGAAGGTGGACAGCACCTTGTCGCCCTTCTTGTGGCCGACCTCCCCGGCGAACACCTCCTCGTGCAGGGCGTGCATGTCGGCGGCGATCTTGGCCAGACCGGACGGCCCGGATGCCGGCGCGGGCACCTTGGCGGGCTTGGCCGACTCGCCGCGCAGCCGGGCGGCGGCCCGCTCCGCGAGCGCGTTGCCGTCGCGACGCCCCAAGATGGTCAGCTCGGTCGCCTGCTCTTCGCTGATGCCGCCGCCGGAGCGCACCTCGAAGTCGTAGTTCTTTGCGCCGGGGTCTCCGTCACCGGCCGCTGCGCGGACCGCGTTCCAGACGGCGACCTTCTCGGCCACCTTCGCATCGGCCTTGTCGGCACCCTCCGTGGTGGCCATGCTCGGCAGACTGTCGTGCAGCTTCTGCACTTCGCTGCGGGTGCGCGGGGTAAGGTCGGTGCGGGCCAGCTCGCCGCGCAGTACCTCGCCACCACGGCGATTGTTCTCAGCGGCAGCCCGCACCCGGGCGGCATTTTTCGCATCGAAGATGATCGACTCGGCAAGGGCGCGCTGGCCGTCCGGCAGTTTCTTAACAGCGGTGTCGCCGGGGATGCCGTTGGCCTTCTTCAACGCCTTGACGTGGGCTTTCGCAGCCTCTTCGACATCGATCCGACCCAGCGCCTGCGCCGCCGCGCTGGCCCGCTTCCGGTGGGCGAGGAAGTCGTCTTTCAGGGCCTGGTTCTCGTCCCGGAACACCTGGACCTTGCGGGCGGCGGCATCGATACGCCACGTCTCCCAGGCGGGAGTGTTCTCGAACTCTTTGAGCGCCTGCCGCCATTCCTTCTTGCGTTCGACGTCGAGCAGGTTGGTACCGCCGTAGCCGTTGATCTCGTAGTCGACACCCTGGGCGAACTGGGTTTTACGGTCGCCGCTCCAGCGGTTCGGGTCGCTCATGTCGACGCCGATAACGGCGCGGCCTTCGCTGGCCTGCGTAGTGCGCTTCGTCTCGACCGGTATCCGGCCGCGCATGGGGGGCATGCCACCAGCCTGACCGCTGTCACGCGACGTGTCAACATGCCCGCCCTGCGGGCCTACGCTTTTGGGCCTGCCCCCTTCGCGAACTCGAACCGGTCCAGATTGCCGCTACGACCCTCGGCGCTGAGCTGCTCATGGCCGTGGATCTTCGTCAAGCCCGCCATCTTGCGGTCGTTGGCGATCAGCGCATCGATCAGCTCGGCCTTCGACTTGCCCTTCGTGGAGACGCTGCGGCGGCCGTATTTCTGCAGCCACTCCAGATCCTGGGCCTCGTAGTAGGACCGCATTCCGGCCTCGTCGAAGTTGGCGATCTCCGCCGCATATCCGATCTCCGGTGCCGGCGCCGTCTTCGCGACGGCCCGCTCCGCGGCGGCCGCGGCCACCGGGGACACCTGCGGCCTCGCCGGGCCGGTTTCGTCGCGCTGGCCGACACCCTTCGGGTTCAGCCGCATCTTGCGGGCCTCGTCTTTGGCCTTCAGTGCGTCGGCGATCTGCGCGTTGGACTTGCCCCGCCCGGAGATGCCGGCGATCCGGGCCAGCGCGAGCAGCGTGGTGCGGTCCATGTCGGGGTAAGCGGTAGCGCCGTTTTTGCTGTCGGGTACGGCCTTGATGGCATCGACGACGGCACGGATGTCGACGCCGGGCTTGTCGAGGATGTCGGCGCCGAGCTGGCCGCCCTCGCCGGGCCTGGTGGCCAAGAGCGCGTCGCGGGGGTCGGTGTAGCCGGCCGAGGCGGCGGACCTGCGCGCGGCGACGGCTTTCGCGGCACCGCCGTAGCGGTTGGCGAAGTCGGCGTCGGAGACCTTCGGCACGTCCATCGACAGGGGCGCTTCGACGATGCCGCCGCGCTGTTCGGCGGCCATCTGGTCGGCCTTCTTCAACGCCCGGTCGGACAGGCTGGTGCGGGTCTTGCGGTCGAGCGGCACTGCCACGCCGCCCAGGCCACGCTGTTCGGCGATCCGGTCGGAGACCTGCTGCAGGGCGGGCTTCGGCTCCGCCTTCCGCGCAGCAACCGCCTTCGACGCCTTGCCGTAACGGCTCTCGATGTCCTTCTCGGACGTCTGCACGTCGAGGTTGACCGCTTTGGCGTTGATCGCCTCCTGCGCGTCCTGGGCCACCGTCCTGCGGGCACCCGGGGCAGCCTTCTTCGGCGCCGCCGCTTTCGTCGGCGGCGCGGCCTTCTTCGGCGCGCTGAACGAGCTGAACGGCTGCATACGCTCCTGGCGTTCACCGCCGTGCGTCATCGAGAAGCCCTTGACCCCGGCCTCCTGGGCGGCCTTGAACGCCCGCGCAGCCCACGCGGGGCTGCCCTTCTTCGCGAACCGACCGTCACTGGCCCGCGGGTGCTGCCACTCGCGGAAGATCCTCTTCGTCGCAGCCATGTCAGCCTCTCCCCGCCCGGCGCGCCAGCTGCGCGCTCGCCTGATCCATCCAGCCCTCGACCTGCGTGCCACGCAGCGTACGACGCTTCGGCGCCCGCGCATTCTCCTGCCGGCCACGGGCCTGCACCCGCTTCATCGCCGCCACAAACACATTCGCCCGCTGCAGGCCCTCATCGTCATGGAGGTCGGCGCGGGCGCCGTACCCGAAGCGCCCCTCCTCCCAATCCCGCCGGATCATGACGGTCCGGCCCGCGGACGTCGCCGGCCGGACCCGTCGGTACACGCGCTCCGCGTCGTCCGGGCTCGTCCGATACTCGCCGCGGCGGAAGCCCAGAACGTGCTCTTTCTCCCGCTGCGACCGGCTCTTCGGCTTGCGCAGCTCGCTGATGCCGTGCCCCATGTCGTTCAGGTAGTTCGGCTCGTGCCGGCTGCCTGGCCGGGCCGGGTTGATCCACAGGCCGCCCGCGTCCGGGTGGGTCGACGGGCTCCAGTAGATGTGTTCACCGTTGATCCGGCCGGCGCCCTGCGGGTGCTCGCCGACCCGACGGTAACCGAGCCGTGCGGCCAGTGGTCGGTCGTCGGACACGTTCCGCCCGAGATATTCACCGTACTCGTTGTATTTGCCGCCCTGGCCGTCGTGGTACATGACGCCGCTGTCGTGCTGCAGGCCGAGGTGGTTCCGGTATGTGTCGAACGCCCCCTCAAGGGCGTTCAGCTCATCCTGCTCGGCGTCGGTGCGTTCCGTCCGCCCAGGCAGGCCGGGCACCTTCCACAACTCCAGAGCGCGGCGCGCCGCCTCGGCGTGCCCGGCCGGCGGCGGCTCACTGCGGCGTCGGGCGATGTCGACGGACACCCGTCCGACCCACGCGTCGACCCCGGCCCGGGTGAACTGGCCTTCACCGTCGCGGGGGTGCAGCTTCTCGTTCCAGTCACCCACGTCAGCCGCCCTGCGCCGGCCCGGCGGCCTTCACGGACGCTTTGGCAGGTGCGGCCTTCTTCGCCACGGGCCGCTGACCACGGGCAGGCGCGCTACCCTGGGCCTTGCGTGCCCGGGTGGTGCCGGTCGCCATTCCGCCGCCACGTCGGGCGCCCGACGTGGCACCACCGGACGGGAGACGACCACCCGGGGCGCCAGGCCCGCCAGCACCGAGCATGCCGCCGGGCGGCAGCACCGGCGGCGGGTCGCGGAACTGCGGCGCCGGCAACGGGTCGACCTGGTCGGCCGGGTCGGTGTCGGTGGTGCCGTCGGCGAGGTTGCCGATGATCCGGGCCACGAACGCCTGCGTCACGTTGTCCGGCACGACACCCGCGGTGACGCCCGCGGCGAGCGCCTGCACGGCGGTGCCCAGCTGCACCAGCAGGGCGACGCGCTGCTCCAGGGACAGGCCCTCCTGGCGCTTCAGCCAGGCGTCGACCTGGTCGTCGGGGTAGCCCATCTCGTTGAGCAGCACCTCCGACGGGACGCCCATGTCGCCCTTCGCCTTGAGCACCTGCACGCCGGTGAGGTCGTTGACCGCGGCGACCGGCATCCACCGGACATCGACGGCGATACCCTCGATGGCGAGCATGCGCAACGCAAGCTCGTAGGCGTCCTGCCATTCCGGGTCGTAGCGGGCCTGCCGGTCTGCGACCTTGGCGTTGTAGGGGGCGTCGATGGCTCGGACGGCCTCCCCGGACGGGATGTCCCCGGAGGACTTCGTGAATTTGTACTGGGGCACGTCGGTCAGTTCGGCCATGGACTTGATGAACCGGTCGAGCGGTGTCATGAACGTCGCCGGGTCGGCCGCCGAGTACTGGCCGGTCAGTTTGCCGTACAGCTTCCACACGCTGTTCGGGTCGGCGCGCAGCCCGGACGTGCCGCCCAGGTTCTCGGGGTCGTCGTCGTCGTCCTCGGGGTGATCGGGGTCGACGAGGTTCATCAGCGGGTCGTCGACCTTCGGGTCGGCGATGATGTACCGCTGCGGGAAGCCCTGGTATTCGATCACCCCGGCGTACGACCAGATCAACTTGTTGATCATGGTCTGTGGGCCGTAGGCCGAGGCGTGCTCGGGCAGGCCGCACGGCACGCCGTTGCGGAAGTGGAACCAGGTCAGCCCGAACGGGCTGGGCATGTCGTCCTTGTCGAGCGGCTCATCGACGTCGCCGAACTCGTCGGCCGCGACGTGGTCGATGTCCTCGGCGTCGGTGTCCTGCATCTGGTGGACGCGGACCCACGAGTCGGGCCGGGAGGCCAGGGCGCCCGGATTGGTGACCCAGCGTTCGACCCGGCCGGCGCCCTGGGTGATCTGCCCGTCGCCGTCGATGGTCAGCGGCCCCGGGTAGTACAGGTTGGCCCGGGTGACGACCTTGCGCTCCTGCTCGGGGGCGCCGTCCTCGGCGAACTCGCTCGGCGTCAGCCACGACTTGATCACGTAGGCGGGCCGGAGCGGGTCTTCGGGGTCGTACACGAAGGCGACGTCGTGGGCGTTGTTGACCCGGAAGTCGACGCTGACCACGGTGCCAGCGGCGTCGGTGACCGGCCACAGGAAGAGGAATGCCTCGCCGTGCCGGGAGGCGTTGTGGTGCAACGTCTTCTCCCACACGTCGAGCCGGTTGTTGCGGCGCAACATCTTGATCGTCTTCTCGGCGCGCTTGACCGTCTTCGGGTCGGCGCTGGCCTCGCCGTCCTCCTCTTCGTCCTCGGACGTAGTGGGGGCGACCTTGACCGCGGCGATCTGCAGCCGGTCGGCGACAGCATCGACGGGGATCTTGGCGTAGTTGAAGTCGTGGATGTCGTCTTCGTTGACGCCCTGCTTGGCGAGCACCTTGCGGACCGCGGACGAGGCGTAGACCATGCCCAGGTCGCCGTCGTACATGGCATCGGCCTCGGTGGCTTTGGCCCGCTGCTCTTCGAGCACCTTCAGGCCATCGACAAGGTGCCGGCGGGACTGCTGGTCGCGCTTGGCGCTGTCGGGGTTGGCAAGGCGCTTGATGAAGGGGTCGTTGGCGAACTCGCTGGCGGCGTCGGCGCGCGGCGCGGTGGCCCCGTTGGCGGGGGTGCCGGCGGCCCGGGTGCCGGTGCCGCGGGGGCTGGTCGGGGCGGTGTTGCTGCGGGGGCGGCGGGGGTTCGCGGTCACGGTCACGCTGAAACTCCCTCGCCGAAACCCTTGACGTATGGAGCCGCAAAGTGCTTACGGCGCTGCGGCCAGAGTACCGGTTGGCGATCACGGCGTACAGCG